AACTTATCGAAGTTAAACTCGACGGAGTTAGAGTGCTTACTATTGTACGTGCTGATGGTCGGGTGGATATGTTCAGTCGCAATGGTAAAGAACTTGTTAATTTTCCGCACATTGTAGAACAGATTAGCAATGTAGTTAAGACACACGGGTCTAGTAACAACATGGATGTTGTGCTAGATGGTGAGATTATGTCCAGTAGTTTTCAAGACTTGATGAAGCAAGTACACCGCAAGGACAATGTAGAAGCAGGCGATGCTGTTCTTAATTTGTTTGACGTAATTCCGTTAGAAGAATTTGAAAAAGGTATTTGGGACAAGTCGCAGACTACTCGTAGTGACATGGTCTACTACTGGCACAAAACATACAAAGACATGTTACCCAATGTAGCAGTTGTTGGACATGAGCTTGTTGATTTGGATACTCCAGAAGGTCAAACCCGTTATAAAGAAATCAATGCTAAGGCAATTGCCGGCGGATACGAAGGCATTATGCTTAAAGATCCAGACGCTGATTATGAATGTAAACGTAGTGTGGCTTGGCTTAAACTCAAACCATTTATTGAAGTATCATTAACTGTTACTGCTGTAGAAGAAGGTACAGGTAAGAACATTGGCAAGCTCGGCGCATTGGTTTGTGAAGGTGTTGACGATGGCAAGGATATTCGTGTTAATGTAGGTAGTGGTTTAACAGACGAGCAACGTGTTGTGTATTGGGACAATGCTGACAGTATTATTGGTGATATTGCCGAAGTCCGTGCAGATGCTATTACACAAAATCAAGATGGTACTTATAGTTTGCGTTTTCCACGTTTTAAAGGTTTCCGTGGCTTTGTGCCAGGAGAGAAAATTTAAAGGAATTTATGATGAATCCGTTTCGCGATCAAGAAAAATTTATGAAAGCCTGCGACCAAACAGTCGGTGGTGAATTTAACAAAGATCAATTTAATTTGTATGTTAGTTTGATTGAAGAAGAAGCAAATGAGCTTGCTGATGCTATTCGAGCCCATGACCAGTTAGAAACGCTCGATGCGCTAGTTGACATTTTAGTTGTTACTATTGGTGCTATTCATAGCATGGGCAGTGATGCAGAAGGTGCTTGGAAAGAAGTTATGAAAACTAACTTTGCTAAGATCGATCATGAAACAGGTAAAGTGCGTAAGCGTGAAGACGGTAAGGTGTTAAAGCCGCTTGGATGGGTCGCTCCGGATCTTAAACCCTATGTCTAAGTAATGAGCCGTACACCCAAACTAGCTTGCATTGTAGCAATAATTACTGTTATACTTGCAATATATACAAAAATACCTTCTGATGATGTAAGGTTTTTTTGCTCGCATGACAGGGTGTTTATCGAGTTTGAAGATAACGGGAAAGTTTGGGGAACCATGTGGATTGACTCCGACGGCAAACCACAAACATGCGATAGTAAACAAAAAGTCTTTACAAAAAGTAACGATATAATCTAAGGAATTAAAATGAGAAGTCATTATTGGACATGCAGTAAGTTTGCAGATTGGGTTCGTGGCACTGCCAAGCTCAGCGCAGGTACGAGTGAAGAGTGGGACGACTGGACTACCGCCGCACAAATGAAACACAACTTTCGTTATTGGCTAGCGGAAGAAGGAATTGACTATGTTCAAAAATTTGTTTACTACATACCGGATAAATTAAATGATGTACGCTATTATATTAATAATCGCTGGGTTAGCCACAGCCATGCTCTTACCGCCCATCCTCGCGACATACAGCCGGGTAATTGGAGCGATGTTGGCAATCGCTTTCTTCCTTGTATGTTCAATGAGCTTGTGGACTTTGTGGAAATAGAACAAGCATGGCATCACTGCATGTGGAGTGACGACGCCAAAACAGAATATGAAGTGCCTTGGTGGCGTAGTGGTTGGCTACGTTTGCGTACATGGCGTAATGCCAAAGCTGGCATGGAATATCTAAAGTGGGCAAGTGAACTTAAAGTGGACGAGAACATGGGGTCCAATCCTGATGAAAAAGGATACGGTGAGCCGACTTATCAGGCCAAGGCCGCTAAGGAAATTATTGAACTTTACACTTGGTGGACGGTTACCTATCGCAACCGTCCAGATCCTTATGACGCAAGTGGCTGGAGTGCTTATTGTGATGCTATGCGAGTAAAGTATCCAGGCAGTTTCTTTTCCAGCTTAAACAGCAAGGATGCTGAAGATCGTAAAGCCAGCGACAAAGCACACAAACTGCTTACTAAGATTGAAAAGGCTTATGAAGCAGAAGACGAAGCTATGATGATTCGTCTTATCAAAATTAGACAAAGCCTTTGGACCTAATGAAGGGCGATGAAGTAACTAACATAAACGGCCGATTCGAATCAAAATACTTAAATGATTCTGAGTCGGTCTTTTCTGCCCTTAACGAAGTCAGCCCTAGCTTTTGTCTTGCCAAGTGGTACAATGTAAGCATACACATACCCACAGGCCGCACACACAGTTGTTATCATCCGCCTACACATCAGATTCCCTTAAAGGAAATTGCTATAGATGTGTCGGCACTACACAATACCCGGTATAAAAAGAATCAGCGTAAACTCATGCTCAAAGGTGAGCGGCCTATCGAGTGCGGATTTTGCTGGCAAATTGAAGATAGTGGCACACAGTTAAGCGACAGAGCTTATCGTAGCAAGGATGTGTATGAGCCAGGACTTATTGAAGAAGCACTGACTATAGAGAACCCTAATCCACGCTATGTGGAGGTAAACTTTAATCAAGCCTGTAACTTGAAATGTAGTTACTGCTCTCCGCATCTAAGTACAGAGTGGAACAAAGAAATAGACCGGCACGGTGCGTATCAATTAGCAGACGGCAAAACACATAACGACACACAATGGATGCGTAACCAAAATATGGTTCCTAACAACAGTTTAGACAATCCATACTTGCTAGCATTTTGGGAATGGTTGCCACAAATATATCCAACGCTACACACCTTCCGTATGACCGGTGGTGAGCCCTTGATGGATAAGAATACATTCCGAATGTTTGATTATGTTAAAGAACACCCAAGTGAAAAGTTACATTTGAGCATTACATCAAACTGTTGCCCGCCTAAAGGGCAATGGGACAAGTTCATGACCAGTTTGAAAGAGATTACAGACAATGATGCTATCAATCATTTTATGTTGTTCTGTAGTTTAGACTCTTGGGGCGCTCAAGCGGAGTATATTCGTAACGGATTAGACTTTTGTACGCTATATACCAACGTAACTGACTATTTGAAGAACAGTAGCAAACACAGTCTTACATTTATTATCACATTCAACGCCTTAAGCTATACAGGCTTTGTTAAGTATATTAAGAACATACATAAATTAAGACAAGAATACAATACAGATAGACAACTTGTTTGGTTTGATATTCCTATGTTGAATGACCCTATGTGGTTGAATCCTAAACTGCTACCAGAGATGGTTACAGAGTTAGAACATGCTATGGAGTTTATGAAAGCAAATGAAGAAAGTGAACACAATCGCTTTAAAGGATTTAAAGATTTTGAAATTAGCAAAGTGCAACGCTTAATTGATTGGGTTAAGAATGACAGCAAGTTTGACAGAGCCACAGCAATGAAAAACTTTTACCTATTCTTTAGCCAGCACGATGAACGCAGGGGAACAAGTTTTTTAAATACATTCCCTGAACTAACAGACTTTTGGAACACTTGTGAAAAAACATAACGAAACAGATTTAGATTATAAAAAGCGTTTAATAGATCGTATTAGTCCTACATATTGTGGTGCCAAATGGTACAACGCTACAATCTGGCTTGGATCAGGCCGCACAACGTCTTGCCATCACCCACCTGCGCACCAAGCAGATGTACAAGTAATTAAATTTAATCCTAAAGCAATACATAATACTCCTCAGAAAAAAGAGGATAGACGTATGATGCTGGCTGGTGAACGACCTCCCGGTTGCGAATACTGCTGGAAGATTGAAGACATGGGTACTGACAAAGTAAGTGACCGTGTTTACAAAACTATGACCTACGATGACGAATCTAATTTATTGGCCGCACAAACACCTGTAGATCAAGATGTAGATTTGCAAACTCTTGAGATAGCATTTGACCGTACTTGTCAGTTTGCCTGTAGTTATTGTAATCCGGCGTTTAGTACTACGTGGGTTAAAGATATTAAGAAAAACGGACCTTATGAAAAGTTAACTACAGACGGACGTGGACACTTTATTCATATTCATGAAAAAGATCAACTGTATGACTTTCACGAAACGAATCCATACGTTGAAGCGTTCTTTGCATGGTGGGAAACAGACTTGCATCGTACTCTTAAAGAGTTACGTATTACTGGTGGTGAGCCATTAATGAGCGGCCATACTTGGAAGTTGTTTGATTGGTTTAAATCTAATCAAGGCAAAAGTTCTGCACAGTTGGCTATTAACAGTAACTTAGGTTTTGACCGTAGTGTAGTACAGCGTATGCTAGACAGCACAGAAGGTGTTAAGATGATGCTGTACACTAGCAATGAAGCATTTGGCCCACAGGCTGAATACATTCGCGATGGGCTAGATTGGAATCAGTGGTTAGATAACGTTGAATTTTTATTAGATAGTAAGCGTATGCCAGTTGTGCTTATGTGTACCATAAATGCATTATGCTTAGATAGTCTGGATGTATTCTTAGACAAAATGATGACTTGGAAAGAAAAGTATGGACGTCATCAGCTTATGTTAAGTCTTAATATTCTAAGGTTTCCTAGTTTCCAAGGACCATTAGTATTGCCAGAAGAGTTACGTCAGCATTATAAACAACGGCTGTCTGCTTGGTACGATAGAAATAAAGATAACCGTAATTTAAACGAGTTTGAAAAAAACAATGTCGAGCGTTTGTTAGATTATCTCGATATTGTTAAGACTCCGCACGGCGAAGGGTTTGTAAGAGAAAGTGCAGAAAAAGATTTTAAAAACTTTTATGAGCAATATGATGTACGTAGAGGCAAGAACTTTAGAACAACATTTAGTCCAACACTAGTTGAGTGGTATGAATCTATTTAATTGGTTTAAGCCTACCGATCCTACTAAAAAGTACATATACTTTAAAGAAGAAAAAATGGATCCTATTAGTCCTTCGTACTGCGGAGCAAAGTGGTACGAAGGAACAATATGGTTGTATCAAGGATCTACTGCTAACTGTCATCATAACCCGTTTCATAAAATTACATTAGATCCTGCTAACCCTAGCAGTATATACAACACTCCTCAAAAAATAGAGGAACGTGCTAGTATGCTCAAAGGAGGTAAGCCCGATGGATGTAGTTATTGTTGGGCTACGGAAAATGCTGGGCAGATTAGCGACAGGATTATTAAAACATCGGGTATTAATAAAAAACAAATAGCCAATAGAGCGTTATCTTCAATCCCTCAAATTTTAGAAATAGCATTTGAAAGGACTTGTAATCTTGCCTGTGCATATTGCGGGCCACATTTCAGTAGCAAATGGGCCACTGATATTAAACGTAACGGACCGTATGTTGGATTGATATCTGATAGTAGATACACTACTGATTCAGGAAAAGATATTATAGATCCAAATAATAATCCATATGTAGATGCGTTCTTTGCTTGGTGGCCAGAGATAGAATCTGAACTACCTGTTTTAAAAATTACAGGCGGCGAACCTTTAATGAGTCCTAGTTTTTGGAAGTTTTTAGATTTACTTAATGTTACTAAAAAGTTTAAAGGGACATTAAAAATCAATACTAATCTGATAAACCATAAAGACGAAATTGAACGTCTTATAAACAAAACTAAAGGTTTTAAAGTTCGTATGCATACTAGCATGGAAAGTAGTTTATCGCAATCTGAGTATGTTAGGGACGGGTTTGATAAGGACAACTGGTTATCTAACGTAGAAAAGATTCTTTCAACTACCGACATGATTGTAATTATAAGTACTAGTATTAATAACCTTGCAGTATGGAGTTTTATTGACTACTTAAATTTAATAACAGAGTTAAAGATCAAATACGGCAAAAAGCGTGTTATTACCAACTGTAACTTTGTACATTATCCTGTGTTCATGCGTGTACAAATGATACCGCAGGAACTGCGTCAGCCAATTGCCAACGAAGTATCTGTATGGTATGATGCTAATCGTAAACGACTCGATAGTACCGAGCAAGGATACATTGTTAGATTTATTAATACATTGAATGATGCACCTTGTAGTTTAGAAAACACACATCATACTATGGAAGATGCGCATAAGGATTTAAAGAATTTTATTGCGCAGTATGATCAACGGAGAAATAAAAATTTTAGAAAAGTCCTGGATCCAAGATTTGTGGCGTGGCATGACACAATCTAATAATTGGTACTGTAAATTGCCCTGGACTGGATTTAGTAATGATCCAGACGGGAAAGCACGGCCGTGTTGTCTATATAAAGATTATATTAAAGACGACGCTGGTAAAATTATGTATGTACAAACTAGTACAGTCAGAGAAATATTTACTAGCAACTACATGAAAAATCTACGTCAGGATTTTAGAGACGGAAAACAACCCGCGGCATGTAGTACTTGTATTATAGATGAACAGAATAATTACACTAGTAAACGTCAACGCTATAACGACCAGTACAATAAAGAAATGCCTGTTAATTTTGACAAAGAGCCAGAGTTTCCTGTTGAATATCAAATGATACTAAGCAATGCTTGTAACTTAAAGTGCCGTAGCTGTACACCAAGTCACAGTAGTTTGTGGCAAGCCGAGCATAAAGTTATATGGGGTAATACTGGATACAGTATGCCTGAAGGCCAAAGTGGAGAGAACGACAGCGTACTATGGCATAAACGAGATGAGTGGTTGCCTAGCGTACAACGTTTAGAGATTGTAGGCGGCGAACCATTTTACATTAATCGTTGGAAGTTGCTGTGGGAAGAACTAATTGCAAAGGGACTTAGTAAAAAAGTCAATATGGATATTAGTTCTAACGGAACAATCTATGCCGGTGAAGTCGTTGAGAAATTAGTTAATAATTTTAGAAGTATTGGGCTAGGTTTGAGTATAGATGGCATGGGTCCGTTATACGAATATTTGAGACATCCAGGCAAGTGGGACGAGGTAGAAACTAATATAAAACAGTACCACGAACTACGCAAACAACTGGACACTAAAAGTTTTAGAGTAAGTATTAGCCACACGATAGGCTGGCTTAATGCATGGGAGCTTCCTGAGTTCCATACTTATATTAAAACACAAGCGCCGCTATTTGTAATATGGAACAATATTATACATTACCCGCAACATATGGCCATTTATATGATTCCTGCAAGTTTAAAACAACGTATAGAAGCTAAGTGGAGAGCATATGATTGGGGCACATATACCAACGACATAGAAGGTATCATAACTTATATGAATAGTCAACAACCTACTGATGTAGAAATACGCAAAGCATACGAAACATTTAAAACACACGATGCAGTACGTAATGAAAACTTGTTAGACGTTATACCGGCAGAAATTATAGACGAGATTAAACCCTACTATGAATAAGATTTGGATATTTGGTGATAGCTTTGCTTCAAGCAAACATAGTTACGCTTGGACGTCACTATTAGCTGACCGCGGTACAGTTATCAACCAAGCATCTAATGGCAGTAGTGAATACAGAATTTGGAAGAAGTATCACGCAAATAAACAATTAATTACAGATAATGATATTGTAATTTTTTGTCATACTTCTCCAAGCAGAATATTTTTAAAAGATAATTCATCACTTCTGAGTCGCATGTTACCTAGCCATCCGTTGTGCGATTTAATTGTTAATGATATATTTGCCAAACAAGAAAATCGTTTTATTAAGATCCTTAAGGAAATTTGGGACGATGAATACTTCCAAGATACGTTTGATATGCTAGTATCCAATTTAAAATCAGTTCCAAACAGTATACATTTAAATTTTTTTGAAGCAGGTGTATGCAATACTGCATGGAAAGATTTTCCTGGCGAGATAAACCATTTAAATATAACTGGCAATCAATTAGTATTTCAACATATAGTTAAACAATTACCATGAGAATAGTTGCATTTGGAAGCAGTCATACTACAGGATATAACTTAGATGACTTTAAAAATTTAACAGCTAATGCGGTAAGCAAGTACGCTTTCCCCCAAGTCGTTGCGGATATGTTTAAATGCGAGTGTTTAAATTTAGGCAAAAACGGTAACGGAATAGATCAGATATACACAGATGTATTTGGGTATCTAGGTCAGCATCAACCTACAGACTTTGTTATAATACAATTACCATCTAATCCCACATGGTTTAAATTGATAACATCCGATGACGATTCAATTAGTATCATCAATCCAGATAGTTTAGACTTTAAAAATCGTAAATTTCAAAATGCCTTACAACAATATTACGGACTGCTAACTGGTAATAACCACTGGCACCGATTGTGGTATATAAATTTTTATAGTCTAATTAATTTATTACATTCAAGAAACATTAAATTTGTATGGTTCTTTGATTCATTTTGCGATCCGTGGGGTAGAATAGATTTGATGATTTCCAGACTTCCTAAAGATGTGCAACACGAAGTACACAATCTAAAAAATGCAAGTCCAGATCCTGCTACTACTCACATTGACAAATTATTTGCTGAGCATTTGTCTAAAAATATACCAAATAGTTTAAAACCTTGCGGACATTATGATCAAACTGGACATCGTTTCTGGGCTGAAAATGTTTTAATACCATACATACAAGAGAGATTAACACATGACTAAAGTAGCAATGATTGGCTTAGGTAAATTAGGTTTGCCGTGTGCTGAAGTTATGGCTAAGTTTTATGACGTTTCAGGCTACGATATAAATCTAGTTGACCCAACTATGACTGTAGCTATTAAACCTTCGATTGAGGCCGCAGTGGCTGATAGAGATTTTATCTTTGTAGCAGTACCAACACCGCACGATCCAATGTACGGAGGTAGTAAACCTATTGCAGGATTGCCAAGTAAAGATTTTGATTACAGTATTGTGCAGGAAGTATTAACTGAAATTAATAAACATGTTACACACGAACAGTTAGTAGTATTAATCAGTACAGTATTGCCAGGTACAGTTCGCGCACATTTGCGTCCATGTATTACAAATGCACGATTCATTTACAATCCATACTTGATTGCCATGGGTAGCGTTAAATGGGACATGGTTAATCCAGAGTGTTTAATTGTTGGTACAGAAGATGGCAATTGGACTGACGATGCTATGGCTATTGTTAACTTCTACAAACCTATGATGGAAAGAGATGACACAAGAGTTAACATTGGTACATGGGATGAAGCAGAAGCTATTAAAGTATTTTACAACACGTTTATCTCTGCTAAGATTGGTCTAGTAAATATGATTCAAGACGTTGCAGAAAAGAACGGCAACATAAATGTAGATGTAGTAACAGATGCTCTTAAAGCCGCAACACAGCGCATTACAGGCCCACGTTACTTAACGGCAGGCATGGGCGATGCTGGTGCTTGCCATCCTCGAGATAACATTGCCTTGCGATTCCTTGCAGAACGTTTAGATTTAGGCTACGATTTGTTTGAAGCTATCATGCACAGTAGAGACCAGCAAGCAAAGAATATGGCTCTTAAACTTGTTAAACTTGCTAAGGAGCATAACTTACCAGTCGTTATACACGGTCGTGCATACAAGCCGTATGTTGAGTATACAGTTGGTAGTTATAGCGAGCTAGTTGGACACTTTGTAGAAGAAGCAGGCATTAGTATACAATATGCAGATCCTTTAACCGGAGATAAAGTCAAAGATGGAACGGTAGCTGTTATCTTAGTAGCTCACGATCCGGCAATAACTTATGCTGGAACAGGCGTAGAAATAAAAGATGATGCGTTCTATTTTGAATTTGGAGCAGGTAGTGTTGTATTAGACCCATGGCGAACTATAAATGATGTAGCTGGATGTACCGTTGTGCATTACGGTAATACAAGGATTAAATTATGAAATGGTATACTGGCCGTATAGACCCATTCTGGGGAACTAAACATAGAGATCTAGAATATCGCCGTGGTAGATATAATAATCTTAAAGATTTAGAAACATGGGAACAGCTAGGTCTTAAACTCAATGCGGCAGGCGGCGATGTATATGATATGAAAAATATTATGCCTGAATGGGCTAATCCGTTTTTTACACTATTCAAAGGTATAAATGTTGGTATAAGTTTTTTTAGAATGAATACAGGCGATATACTTCCTACACATCAGGATACATACGAAGTATATCGTAAAGTTAACAACATTATTGACCCGTCAACAATTAACAGAGCCATAATATTTTTAGAAGATTGGCGACCCGGGCATATTTTTGAAATAGCAGGAAGTCCAATAACTAGTTGGAAGGCTGGAGATTATGTTGTGTGGAATTATGATGTTGCACACATGGCGGCAAATTTGGGAATACAACCAAGATACACCATGCAAATAACTTTTACAAATGTTTGATACAGTAACAAAATTTGAAAGCGCAATAGCAGAGTTCTACGGAGCTCCGTATGCTGTTGCCACTGACTGTTGTACCCATGCTATTGAGCTATGCTTACGACTGACTAAACCATCCAATGTTGCCTGTCCAAAGAATACGTACCTAAGTGTTCCTATGACGTTTGCAAAATTAGGAATAGATTGGCAATTCATAGATCTACAATGGCAAAATTATTATTATCTTACTAATACAAATATTATCGATGCCGCTGTATACTGGCAAGCTGGTGGATTTCAAAAAGGATACTTTAACTGTCTAAGTTTTCAATTTAAAAAACATTTAAATTTAGGTCGAGGCGGAATGATACTAACTGACGACAAAGAAGCCGCAATACAATTAAAAAAGATGAGCTACGACGGACGTACTCCTAGCATGCCGTGGATGGATCAAGATGTTGACACGCTGGGTTATCATTATTATATGACTCCCGAAACAGCCCAACTTGGGTTAGATAAATTAGAGCAAGCTAAAAATACACAGTCACGTAACTGGACTTATCAGGATTATCCAGACATTTCAACTATGAAGGTGTTCAATGTTTAGTAAGAATGAATGGGATCCACTTAAAAAAGTAATAGTAGGTGTTGCAGACTATGCAACAATACCTCCATTAGATATTAGTTTACGTACTGTTAATTACGCAGATGTTAAAGACACAACTGTAATCAAATCAGGGCAATATCCAAAGCAGGTTATTGACGAAGCTAATGAAGACTTAGAAACACTTGCTAATTTTTTAAAAGGTTGTGGGGTAGAAGTTTTACGTCCTACGCCTGGGCCTGTGGAATACTACAACTATTGTCCTAGAGATACAACAATTGTTTATAAAGATAACGCTATTGTTGCGCCCATGACTATTAAGGCTAGACGCAACGAATATCAGCATTATGCACAGCATTTAACGAACATTCATACAGTACCAAACTACCAAGGCGATGACATTTATAATTTAGAATGTTTAGGAAATAAGGATACATTAGCATTACATAATACACATCCTAAATTTGATGCGGCAAATGTAATAAGGGCCAACGATGATCTATTGTATCTTGTTTCAAATACCGGTAACAAGTTAGGCGCACAATATTTGCAAGAGCTGTTGAATGTCAAAGTACACACGTTAGAAAATGTATACAGTTATATACATATTGACAGTACTATTGCATTTTTACGTGAAGGATTAATGTTATTAAATTCAAGTAGGATCAAAGACGTAAACGTATTGCCAGAGCCGTTTAGAAGTTGGGACTATATCATGTGCCCAGAACCTATTGATATTGGACATTACCCAGGGTACTGTAATGCTAGCACCTGGATAAATGTAAATTTACTAAGTGTAAATCCAAACTTAGTTATATTAGAAGAACATCAGCATAATTTAAGAATAGAATTAGAAAAGAAAAATATAGATTGTGCAATGCTACCCATGCGACATGCTCGTACATTGGGCGGATGTTTTCATTGTGTAACATTGGATCTGGTTAGAGATCATGCAAATCATTAATAAACTAAAAAATTTATTGCCTGGTCGTGTCCCGGCAAATGATTTTCAACGAGAATTATTATGGGGCAATCTTCCATTTATAGAAGATAATCATGCATACTTAAAATATGTAATGAAAAAATGTTTTTTTGCAAAATTCAAATATCCTTATATATTGTATACCTTTCATAGTAGGATTCTAGAGTTAGAAGAATTTACATTAGATCAAAGGCAATTAGATGCATTAAAAAATCAAACACTATACATTTTTTTGTACGAACCTATTTCATTTTTTGTAGATAAATTTAATAGAGGATTCTATAGCGAATTTACTAGTGATATAGATCTTAACATGTTAAAGTCATATGAGTTAGATAGTGTAGAAATTTTTGCAAAGAAATATAATTTAAACATAGTCGTCTGCACTTGCGAATACGAAATAGAATTGCTACAACCTCAATATAAACATTTTAAACTGGTGTGTTTTGATTCTTTTATAAGACGTGGACAACGACAGCGTCCTAATCCAATACAACACTTGTTTCCAAATTTATCTAAAATTAACAAAAAGTTTTGGTCAGGTAATTGGCGCTATACATTGCACAGACATATCATAATGTCGTATCTTACTAATTTCGAAGGTAATTACAGTTGGCATTTTAATGCTAACCCTGATAATATAGAACATAACGAATGGTTCAATGTTAAAATAATTCCCCAACATCTTTACGAAAAATTAAAAATTGGATCAAACAAATTACTAACTACTAATTATTCCATTGATCACGGAACCTTACAAGTTGAAGCTAACGAATTGAATCGAGCATACAAACCTGGAGACCATCCTCACACAGGTAATGACAACAAACTTTGGGAATCATACGATCAATCGTTCTGTGCTATTGTAACAGAAACTCGATTTGCCCAACCGTTTGCTAACTTTAGCGAAAAAACACTTTTAGCAATTCGAGCCCAGATTCCATTTATTGTTGTTGCTCCGCCTAAAACTTTAGAGTACATTAAACAGTTTGGATTTAAAACGTTTGACAAATGGTGGGATGAAAGTTACGATCAGGAGCAGGATCACGCAAAAAGAATGATTAAGATTTTGAATTTGATTGAGCATATTAGTTCAAAACCCTTAGAGGAACTAATCAAAATTCGAAAAGAAATGAAGTATGTACTCAAACATAACTATAAAATCAACCAAAAAATACAATACAATACGACATATAAGTTGACAAACGGGTCCGATAGTGTTATACTATAGGCTAAGTTAAACAAACAGGAGCAGAAATGGCTACTAAAGCACCAGTAAAAAAGTCACGCATTACTAAAAAACAAGTAACCGCACATCGTACTCGTGCCGTTAAAGATCATAGCCCAGTTTGGGAAGGTTGCGAAACTTGGGACGCAGACACATTCCATCGTCATTTTAAACGCTCAATGGATTTCTACCGGTTGGAAAGCGACATTAAAAGTTACAAACCTGCTGTTGCTAAATGGATGGAAACTGTTGGCTGTGCCAAGGCAGACATTACAGCATTTAAGAAAGTTAAAGATTCGCGTGTTGGTACCACAATGGGTGCTGTTGCCTGTTGTTTGAATCGCGGAATGACTCCGCTACGTGCTGATTTTAATCAAGGACGTGATACTGCGGCTTGGTTGCGAGCAGAGATTGTCAAAGTAATTGCGGCTGGTAAAGACGACATTGATGAAGTTGAAGCCAAAGCACTTGAGGCCGCAAAACCAGCAGTGTATACTCCTTCAATCCAAGAGCGTGTTCGCGATGCGGCATACCGTATGACTGAAGAAATTGAAAATGCTATCGAAAGTTTCCAAGCTGATGCTGAAAACTTTGATCCAAAAGCATTTAAAATGTTGAATATGCTTAAAGCAGTTGAAGCGAAAGCCGCTCATGCTCGTATTATTAAAGAATTCTACAGTAAAGATTTAGCCGAGTTGGAAGAGCTTGCTAGCGGTAACGCAGATGAGCAATTGAAAGAAGGTTACAGCCATCGTAGCCGTAAACAAATTAAGAACTTAATTGCGTTCTATCAAGAAATTATGGCGGCTTGTACTATGTTAGCACAAGAAGCTAAAGTTAATCGTGCGCCACGTGCTAAGAAAACAGTACCAGCAGAGAAGTTGGTTGCTAAACTCAAGTATAAAAAGACTGATGAGCCACTGAAACTTGTATCTATTAACCCAGCTGACATCATTGGCACTAGCGAACTGTGGATCTTTAACACTAAGACACGTAAGTTGGGCAAGTATGTTGCCGCAGAGTTTAACGTATTGGGTGTAAAAGGCACTACAATTACAGGATTTAATGAGCATACTAGTGTACAAAAGACTATTCGTAAGCCTGAAGAAAAGCTCAAAGAGTTCAAAGCCGCAGGTAAGGTACAGTTGCGTAAGTTCTTAGACGACATTAATGCTACAGACACTAAAATGAACGGTCGCATTAACGAAGATACTATACTACTTAAAGTAGCATAATTAGAAGCCCAGTTAATCCTGGGCTTTCTTTTGGCTTTTATGTTTGTGTCTTTTAGTATAAATATACAAAAGGACTGCATACATGAGCCAACTATTCACGATATTAGACGATAAAATTGTTATTAACAAGGCCCTACTACGTCATGTAGAAGGCCCTACTTCCCTTACTGGATCGCTAGAAATTATAGGCGGCGCTAGCATACAAGATAACTTGGTTGTAAAAGGCAAAATTTATGCTGATTCAATCGAAGTTAATCAAATTATTAATAAAGGCGCAACCGGCGACGGCGCGGCTTTTAAAGCAGACGACGAAGCAAGTTTGAATGGCCAGGGTGTTACATGGAATGTAGGCGAAGAACAAAGCACACTCGTGTATCGTCCCGGGAACAGATTATATACTAACCTACATTTAGATTTAGAGCGCGATCGTGCTTACAAAATTGATAACATTGAAGTACTAACTGGCAACACATTAGGTAGCAGTATTAGCCGTTCAAGTTTGCGTCAATTAGGCCCATTAAACAATTTGATTGTTAATGGCAATGTTGAAATTGGACAGTTTGTTTACATCGATAGCGACACAGGTCGCGTTGGATTTGGCACAGAAAGTCCTAACGGTTCATTTAGTATTGTTGATAACGGTGCAGAATTTGTTATAGGAAGTCCAAATAGCGGAACCGTAAACGTAGGTACTTACAGCAACCACGATGTAGCAATTACTACAGATAATATTCCCCGTATTACAATTAAAACTGGTGGAGATATACACGTTGGAAATGTTACTAGTCGAGGTGCTAAGTTAGTTGTACACGGTACAATCCAAGCAGAGAATATTGTTACTGAAACAAAAATTGAAAGAACAGATAGCGTTAAATTCTTAGCAACAGACGGATCAGTATACGGCATTGGTCTACAATGGACAGGCTCAGGCAACATTAAACAATTGATTTTACGTCCAGATCCAAATAGAATATGGTCGAGCGAGCACATTGAACTTGCCCGTGGCCGTAGTTTGATGATTAACAACAATCCTATTATAGATGAAACTACTATAGGATCAACAGTAACCCAATCAAGTTTAACATCACTTGGTGATCTAGGAACACTAACAGTATTAGGCAATACATTATTATCAGGTTCTACATCTGCACAGTCTATAAATGCTAAAGAAATTAACTTTGGTGAAGGCAGTCAATTGGTGAAGGTTAACGATAGAGGTATTACCACTAGCTTGGGCTTTAACCTAACAGTTGGCGAACAGAACATCATTTATGCCGATAGCGGAAGCATCACAATTGGTTCTTCTGAAAATACTCGTAGACAAATTCGAGCATTTGGAACATTGAGCGTCAACGTAAACAATCCAGATCCAGAATTACAGTTTGCAGTAGCTGGTAACATTGGCTTTGGTGGACGAAAATTCATTACAGGTACGAGTGCGCCTGAACAAGGCAATTACAATGTTGGCGACATTTGCTGGAGCAATATTCCACAAATTGGTGGCAACGTTGGATGGATCTGCTGTAACGCAGGATCTCCAGGCATGTGGTTCAAATTCGGAATGATAAGTTAACCAATACCATTGACCTTTACGTATAAAAGCGTATAATTACTATATGCGGACTAAGACGCTCATCCCGCAATATAAACTCTGCGTGTCATTGCTTATTCAAGGAGAATACAATGGCAAAATTTTACTCAACAAAAACTTACGGTAACGACAGAGGCTTATCCTGCTGTTTTAGACAATGGCGTAGCACACACAGCCATTGCTCATTACTGCACGGATATTCAATTGGTATCAAACTCATATTTGAATGTGATACACTGGACGACAAAAACTGGTGTATGGACTTTGGTGGACTTAAAGGATTTAAAGAGTGGGCAGATCATATGTTTGATCATACTTTGGTAGTTGCCCAAGATGATCCTCAACTAGAAATGTTCAAGCAAATGGCTAGTTTAGGTTTGCAGGATCAAAGCGGAGTGTGTGATTTACGCATTGTACCTGCTGTAGGCTGTGAAATGTTTGCCAAACTTGCTTTTGACAAAATGGCTGAACTATTGTCTGCGGGAAATATGACCTATCCAATCAATCCAACAGTTAGGATCAAATCAGTTGAAGTATTTGAACACGGAGCCAACTCGGCCATCTACGAAAGCTAAACTTTGGCGCATTTGGGCTAAGGCTTTAGGAGAAAAATCAGGCAGTTCGGACGAGGAATCGGACCGAATTGCTTGCATTCGTACTGTAATTGTGTTAATATATGTTATCACAAACTTTTTTATAATCGCAGGCGTCATAAGGCATTGGTAATGGGCAAAATAGGCTTCGCATGTAAATGGATCGACCATCCTGATCAAGTAAACGGCATCAAGAAAGACGACGGTGCTAAACAATACAACACTGGTACAACTACCATAAGTTGGTTAAATAGACAGTCGAAAGACGTAGCAGAGCAAAAGCTCTGGGATCTAATGGTCCAAAATCTAGCGGCTACACAAAAACTTGTAGACCGTGTGGGAGAACTCAATGAAAATCTTAGGATGGTTCGCCTTAGTAGCGACATTCTTCCTGCTTATACCCAGCCTGATTGGAGTTATTTTTGGCGCCGCCCTGACGTTGTCAGCTATCTTGAGCGCAATTTTAGCCTTATTGGTCTTAGTGCTCGTACAAGCAATACCCGTCTTTCTATGCATCCTGGCCAGTTTGTTGTTCTTGCTAGTATTAACGAAGGTATTGTTGGGAGAAGTATAGAAGAATTTGAATATCATGCTGACATGGCTCGTTACATGGGCTACGGCAAGAAATTCCAAGACTTTAAAATTAACGTACATATCAGTGGCAAACTAGGCCCTGATGGTATTCGTGAAGCTTATAAGAAATTAAGCAACGAAGCACGTAACTGTATTACAATTGAAAATGAAGAAAACTCATGGGGTCTAGATGACTGTTTATCTATTAGCGATATCGTTCCTATTGTGCTCGATATTCACCATCATTGGATTCGCGAAGGGGAATATATCCTTCCAACAGACAATCGTGTTAAGCGTGTCCTGGATAGTTGGCGTGGTCTGCGCCCTACTATGCATTATTCAGTTAGTCGTGAAGATTACCTTGTGGGCCATGACCAACTTATCGCACCTGTTCATGCCCAACTACTTCTAGATGGGTATAAGAAACAAAAGCTGAGGGCACACAGCGACTTTTATTGGAATCAAAAAACAAACGAATGGGCAATAACTTTTCTAAACCAGTTCGACATAATGTGCGAAAGCAAGGGCAAAAACCTCGCCAGCATGGAACTGTACAATCAAGCCAAAAGCTATCTCGAGAACAACTAATACATCGGTTGGAAACTCTTAGAGAAGAGCTAGAAGAAAATCCTAATTTGAATGAACAGCGTCAAGCTCGTATTCAAGAGGATATGGCTCGATACTCTGAGCAATTAAAACGATTTGAATAATAGGGCATTGCGCCCTATTATTATTTTGCCGCTTTTGGAGTACGAGGCTTTTTAGCCGCCGGTGCTTTCTTAGCCGCTGGCTTTTTAGCTGGCGCCATTGATTCAACAACTGCCTCAACTGCTTTGTCAGAAACGGTGCTTACAACTGGTGCTTCTACTTTGTAAGGCACTTCTGCTACTACTTCCGCAGGTTTGCCTGTAAAAAACTCTTTAATTTGTTTGAACATTTTATGTTCCTCCTTAGTGATTTATTTATACAGTTATAATTGGCTAATTGTTTTTAAACTACTGGCCGGAATGTCCCACACTTTACGTGCTTCTACTCCTTTAGTTTGTGCAAACTTTTTAGGGTCGCAGTCTGCACATACGTGGTAAAAGTTGTTGTTTATCCGTTTAGGATCCATTGATCCTTTATCTCGATATATTACTTCACTGCAACTATCACATTGTAATACTACTACTGTCTTTTTACGGGCATAGGTATGTGTTTTACCACGGCTACTTGAGCGTACATGGTGTGATTCTCTAAACTCGGTGCGTATGAACATATACTATTTACATTAAGATTATAAAATTCGTTTGATAAATATTGTATCGAGGGCACACTGTGATTACAATTTCTGATTCAGCAAAAACAAAGATTAAAGATTTACTGTACGAAGAAGGTAATCCTAACTTGGCATTACGCACTTTTGTACAAGGCGGGGGCTGTAGCGGATTTAGCTATGGATTTACCTTTGACGAAATTACAAACGAAGACGATTTTGAAATACCCTTAGACGAATTTAAAGTACTTGTAGACAGTATGAGTATGACATATCTGCAAGGTGCAGAAATAGATTACAAAGAAGAACTCATGGGCAGTTCTTTTACAATTAAAAACCCAAATGCAAGTACTACTTGCGGATGCGGTTCTAGCTTCGGAGTTTAATAAACATGGCACGTCAAGAAATAGACATTGGTATACAAGGTAATGACGGAACAGGCGATAGTATTCGTGACTCGTTCCGTAAGGTTAATGATAACTTTGCTGAGATTTATGCAGTTTTTGGATCTGGAGGTACAATTCCATTTACAGCATTAAGTGATGCGCCAAGCTCTTATACTGCTAATCAAATATTCATTACAAACAGTTCTGGTACAGGAATTCTTGCTAAGACACTTGCACGTCGTGGTGGAGTAACTTTTGACGAATCTGTAGCCGGTGTATTAACTATTGTTGGTACTCAAAGTAACTTGGCCGCAGACCCAGCGCCACGTTTAAACGGGCCGCTAAACGTTAATAATCTAGCTATTGGTAACATTCCTGATCCAAGCGACACACTAGTTGCATCATTTAATTCAACCTATTCAAGCCTTGGTATTACTACTACTATTGATAAACTTGCAATTAGCAAAGGATATGCCGATACCCACTACGTGGGCAAGGGTGACGGCAACGTTGTAGTAGGTGCGTTAAAATTACGTGACGAGCCACTAACTCCTGAATTAACAGATTCAGCTTATGATGCAACATTGAGCAGTAACTACCTAAGTAACGAAGCATTGCCACGTAAATCAGTTGTTTATCGCGGTGGTGATACCATGCTAGGTAAACTTACACTAAGCGATCACCCTGCTCCGGTAGCAGGATTTGGTACACCTAACAGTGCTGATGATAAACAGGCCGCTACAAAATTTTATGTTGATAACGAAGTATTTGTCAGCTCAACAAACTTGTATGTTCGTACAGACGGCGATGATACACAATTAAAAACACCTCCTGGCCGTGAAGGTCGCAACTGGGCACACGCCTATAAGACCATTGGAGCGGCCGCTTTACAAGCTGAAACTTTACAAAATCTTGCAAATTTAGAACCTGGACCTTATCGTCAGAAAATTGCATATACTATTAGCCCTAATACGTTTAATTCTACTATTTCTACAGTAACTCGATCTGGTGGAAATACTGGTATTGCTGGGTATGAAGATGCGGCTTTTTTGCTTGGTGCTAACAAAGCATTTATTCAATCGGAAACTATTGCTTACATTAACAACAAATATGTTAACATATTCACATATGACCAAGCAAAGTGTCAGCGCGATGTACAAATTATTTTAAATGCTGTTGCTACTGACCTTGTTATTAGCTCCAACTTTAATAGTTTGCAAGCCGCTACTTCTTACTTTGAAAGTCAAGCGGCAAGTGTTATAAACAGTCAATTAGTTCAAACTATTGACGGTATTAACTATGCTAGAGATCAAGTGCTGGCCTTTGCATATAATTCATCAGGACTTACTACATATCTTAACACTGTAATCGATGCATTAAACTATGATATGACTTTGAATTCTAACTATCAAAGTACTGTTGCCGCTCGATATTTTCCTTATGCAAACACTGGGTTAAGTGTTACTGAAATAGTAGGAGCATTTGGACAGCTTAAATTAGAACTAGCTAATATTGCTAAGAATAACGGACTTACTGTTGATTTAGCAGTAACTCGATTTAATAATTTACTAAACAGTATGATTATTATAGTCCAAGGCGGAATTGAACCAACTATTAATATGTCAGCAACTAGTGTATCTAGTACTGCTAAACAAAGTGCTAGAACACTATTATTAAACAATATTGCATTTGTACAAGCTGAAATTATTGCATGGTTAGCCGCAAACTATCCTAAACTTGCATATAGTCAAACTACTTGTAAGCGCGATGTTAAGTATATTATAGAGGCGGTGGCATACGATCAACTATATGGAGGAAATAGTCGTACTGTCTATGCTGGACAACGTTATTGGGCTAATGCTGTAAGACAAATTGCCTATAGTGAATTAGCCGCTACTAAGGGTGCCTATGGATATTTAAAAACATTATTACAAGCAGTCATCAGTAATAATAGTCCATCGCAAGTCTATCAAAATAGTGTTATTCAGTATCAAAATCAAACCTACACTGGTGGCAGTGGGCAGATTGCAACTGTTTCTAATTTAATATCATTAATAGCAGGAACAACTATTGCTACAGCATCGACAAACTCTAGTACTGGAATTTCCACTACTAGTACGTCTAACCTTACTGTTGGAATGCCTGTCATTATTGATAACTCTACTCCAATCACAGTTACCGGATTCCAAACTAAATCAGGTTCAGGTCCATACTTAGTAACCTTGATAATACCAACACAATTAACTGCTCCAATAGCTGGTACATCGTTTACTGTTAGTGGTAATGTAACTACTGGTTATAACGGCATAGTTACAGTTTTCAGTGCTACAACAACTTCTATAACATTAAGTTATTCAGCTAATCCAGGTTCATGGGGCGGCGGCACAACTATTATTACTCCATATTTTGGAGGTCTTATTGCTGGCGGAACTTACTACGTTATAGAAATTACAAATGCTACTCAATTTAAATTAAGTACAAGTCTTGGCGGTACCGCGGCAACATTAACTAATGCATTAGTTTATACAAATATAACATGGAATGGATTACTAACTGCTAATACTCCTCCTGCAATTACTCCTCCAACTTATTCTGCTGGTGCAAGTCCATTGCCAACAGTGTACACTAATGTGAATAATAATAAAGGAACTGCAACTACTGGTCCAATTTTTAATGTAATTACATTTGTTAATAACACATATCCATACATTAACAATGCTCCTGCAATTGCACAACTTACAACTTTATTTAAATTTGTTACTGATACGCTTTCTGGTGGTTTATCAAATAGAGAACTGGTATCGTTAACTAAGCCAACTTCTACATCTACATCGGCATTTAGTGCTAGTAAATTACTTTTAGCTAACCGTGAATTTATTGCGGCGGAAACATTAGGGTGGATTAAACAGAATTATAATTCGTTAACTTATGTTGCTACCGATGGACAAATACAATGGGAAAAGGATTTAGAAACTTTTGTAGAAGCAGTGGCCTACGATTTAACTTACACAGGATTAAGCGGATCAACTACCGCTGGTAATCAATTCTGGACTAGTGCAATAGTAAACGGATCTGTAGTTTATACCAGCACAATCGATCCTATTGAAAGTACAGCTAAAATAGCCAGTATTAACTATGCTCGAGATATGGCCCAGAATATTATTGGTAATGATCCTCCAAACAACTTATATCAAAGTCTATTACCAAAAGTTGCTACTTTTTCAACTAAGACTGGAACAGCTCCGTGTTTAGTTACATTAGATATTCCTGCAAGAGTGATTCCAATTCAAGTAGGAGCAACTATTACTGTTACTGGAAACTCAAATGTTTCTTACAATGGAAATTGGGCAGTAACAGCAAGCACAGGTACTACTGTAACATTATCCTATGCCGGTGATCCAGGAGTGTGGAGTATTGCGACCACAACCTATTTCAATATTGGACAAACTACTAGCGGAACATATATAGACGGTGCAAGTAGTGTGACCTCAATGAACGAAAAGTGGGATAGATTATATAGTGTTGTTAATACAAACCCGCCAAATTTAGTTACAACAGGCCCTGATTTTGCAAACAGTTCGTATGCTAGTACTGGTTATGTTGCTGTACGAAATGTAATTGTATCTAATTCGCTTACCGTTGCTCAAGCAACTACCACGTATTTGAACAACAAATTCAAAGGCGGTTTTAGTTATAACGAAGCAACCTGCCGTCGTGACGTTGGTTATATTGTCGATGCTATGATTATTGATTTATTAACTGCTGGAACATATCAAAGTATCAATGCAGGTAAAAGCTATTATAGAAATGCCAGTGCTAAATCTGTGGCCATTGGCACACAAAATACAGAAACTATTGACGGTATTATATATGCTAGAACTCTAGCATTACAAGTATTAAATCAAACTACAGCTAGTCGTTATCAACTGTTGGTTACTCAAACACCAACTAACGGCAGTAAAAATGCAAATCGAGGATATAGTGCAACAGCTACATATTCAAGTGCTTCAAGTACTACATTGACTGTATCAGGAATTAGTGGAACTATTAAAGTTGGTATGACTGTTACTGGTACAGGTTTTATTTCTGGACAAGTTATTACCGCAGTTAATGGAACAACTCTTACAATAAGTAGCGCGGCCGATAGTACACCAAGCGGTACACTGACATTTACGCTTACTGCTATTACAACTTTTACCAATAACTATAATACAATGTTAAGCATTGTACAAAACGGTATTGGTGTTGCACCAACACCTGATTTTGGGTCAGGAATTTATACCATTACATTTAGCAATGGTGGCAACGGGTATGTTGACCAATGTCCACCCGGCGACTTTAATATCCTTCCAGGTAAGATTCTAGCAGGAGTGTCAAGCAAAGCTACTGCTAATATTTTAAGTTATACTCCTGGTGGATCTGGCCCTAATGACACTATTACTTGTCAGCTGTTAACTCCTGGATTCTTTGATGATATTAATCATGAAGAATTAGAATATGCTGAAAGTGTCGGCGCAAATCAAATTGTTATTTTTGTTGAGGCTGGAGTTTATCAAGAAGACTATCCAATTCGTTTATCGCCTGCGGTGTCAATTAAGGGTGACGAATTCCGTAGAACTATTGTTCGACCTAATGATCGTATCAGTCAAAGCCCGTGGCGCAAACTGTTCTTCTACCGAGATTCAGTTATTGATGGATTACAAATTGGACCTATTGATACTGGTACTGATTATGTTCCAACTACAACCATTGTTGGATTTGTAAGCACTACTAGCGTTGGCGGTGGTTTATATAATGTACTCTTTAATATTCCAACACAAACATATTTGCCAAACACAAGTTTAACTTATACAATTGCAGGAAATGCTACCTTACCGTTTAACGGAACATTTACATGTGTTGCAAGTACATTGTCAACTATTACACTTCGTTATCCTAATGATCCAGGAACATTTAGTACTACAAATGCTACTACAATTAGCCCATTAGTTACAGCCACAATTAGTGGAACTGTTGGTAAAATTATTATTACTTTAAGTAGCAATAGTCAAGCAAGCGTAAACTGGTTAGGATATGTATTCCAATCTGATGTATTAGATTCTAATGGCAAACCTGGTTTAGCGGTTGTTGACAGTGTGTCCGGCAACTTTATGAACTGTACCGTAATGTATCCGTTTACTCAAACGGCTGTTGCAACTACTAACTCACTTGGCGGCTCATTTATTGTAGGCGAAACAATTACGCAATCGGGCGGTGGAACTACTGCTACAGGTGTAGTAATTTCTTCAACTTCAACCAGTATAACATATAAAGTTACTTCTGGAATTATGTCCAACGTTAATGGTGCAATTACTGGTAATACAAGTAGTGCAAGTGCTAGTGTAAGTTCAATTACATTTGGTGTTCTTGCTCCAACTAGCTGGCACTTATATACAACTAAAAATTATGGACGTCATTACTTAACAGACCCGTTAGATATTAACAGTACTCCTAAAAACAATAAAGATATCGACGTGTTCCTATGCGGCGACGGTGTGCGTGTTAACAATATTACTGGGCAAGGCCACGGCGGCTTTATGATGGTGCTTGATCCAGAAAATCAAATTAAATCTAAGTCACCGTACGGCCAAGTAGCTACCAGCTTCTCACGTAGCCAAAACAAACAGGTGTTTGCTGGCGGACAATTTGTTGACGGATTTGCTGGACGACTATTTGGCCAAATCACTGTAGCAAGTGCAGACGGATACACACTAACTGTTACCGGTGGAATTAATAGTGGTTTAGATGTACGTGCCCCACAAACCCCATGTGCTTTCTTTGTACGCGGTGGACGATATCAAGTCAACACAGTAAGCAATTATGCCCAAACATTTGACGTTAACGGAAACGTTATTGGCGGTAGCATTACATTGAATCTTGGTGCGGCCACGCCGTGGCTAGGTGGTACTGGCCAAAATATTAATATTGAAATGGCTGGTAACAAATCCATGCTTGCCAATGACTTTGCACAGATTAATGATTTAGGTTATTCAATACTTGCAACCAACGGTGGTATTACTGAACAAGTTTCAACATTTACTTACTATTCATGGACAGCATTCTGGGCATTGAATGGTGGACAAATTCGTTCTGTTGGTTCATCATCAGCGCACGGACAGTATGCGTTACGTGCTACTGGTTATGATGTAACTGAAAAACCAGATAGTGTAACACTTGCACAAAACTTAATGCAAACTGCACGTATCTTTAACCCAACTAACTTGCCAGGCAGTATCACTCCTAACGCATTCTACGGAAAAATGAACACAACTAGTGTTAGTGTTTATATCTACGGTTACGATTATTTTCCAACACAGATTAGTGAATTAGAAATTGATCATACATTAGCAGGTAAAGGCCTTGTACGTTATCAAATTAACAGCGTAAGTCATACAGGCGTTTACGTACCAACAGGAAGTGTTGGTAGTAATTTTTATTATGTAACTGCTACATTTGCATCTGGTAGTACAAGCAGTACCACTATGACAGTTAGTTCTACAACTGGTATTAAGGCTGGGATGTCTGTTACTGGTACTGGATTTACTCAAGGTCAAAAAATTGCTCTTGTTAGTTTAGATGGAATTACTTTAACATTAACTGGTGCTCCGGATTCTACTCCAAGCGGAACATTAACTTTCAGTGACACTATAACAGTTAGTGGATCAGTATTAGGTGGAACTTCTAGTACATTCAGTGCCAACAGTACTATATCACTAAATTATCTTTCAAGTGTAGGAACACTGGCCGCTATTAAAACAAGTCCGGCGTTGTTAATACAAGGATACTTGAGCAAAACTGGTACTGGGCCATATTTGGTAACATTCCAAATTCCAACACAATTAAGTGCGCCTACACCAAGTGCTGGTTATGTAGTTAGTGGTAATGCTAATACAAACTATAACGGTTCATTCACTGTCCAATCAAGTTCAGTAAGTACTATTACAATTAGTTATGCAAGCGATCCAGGAACATTTAGTACTACAAATTACACTGTTATTATGCCGCCGGCAACAACAGCCGCAACATTCTTAAGAAAGACAGGATCGGGCGCAAACTGGTATGTTACTTTTGTAATCAGTGCAGTAACTACTCTTCCACTAGTAGGAGGACAATTTACTATTGCTGGTAATACAACTACAGCGTATAACGGTACATTTGTTTGCGTTGGTAGCACATTAACCAGTATAACATTACGTTATACATCAGACCCGGGTTCAAGCGGCGGAAGTGCAACTACATACAATTTCAACGGTTGTACTATCAGTGGCCCTAATGTTCCATTTGGCGCTACCGCTTTGGCAACAACTAGTGGCAATACAATTATTTTAAGTGCTAACGCAACTGCATCAGGGTCAGGATTAACATTTAGTTCTAATGCAGGTAACGATTTAACTGCTTATGTTACTGGAACAACTAATACCGCAGTATCTACATTTACCTATAAAGGTATTCCAGTTGCAGGCGGTAGTGCTACATATACCAATTTGTATCAAACTTCAAGTAGTGCTATTGGAGTTTATGCAAACTTTAATATTAACATAACTCCAAACTTTGGAGGCGGCACAATTGGTACCATTGCAGGATCAGGAACTTCTGGTGCACCATGGACTGCTACTATTACAGGTATGACTTCTACTTCTGGTATGTTGGTAGGTAACACATTAAGTGCTACTGCCGGTACCGGTACGTTATACGGAGGTACTCCAACTACTATTGTTATTACAAGTATTGTATCAAGCACAAGCATTACCTATGCTGTAGTTGGAGGTACAACTCCTACTGCTGGTACAGTTACATCTATTATATCTGCCAGTGCGTTTACTAGTGCAACAATTGGCGGACAAAACGTTCTGTTACTAACACTAAGTACCAGTGGTTCAGGTGGTGTAAGTAGTACAGGTCTTGCGTCTCCGTTATATGATGGCCAACTTGTACAACTACGTGTTTTACAAAACTTTAAGTTTTACGAAATTGATAACGTTAACCCAACTCGTCCAAGTACTGCGGTACAATTTACTGACAACTTAGGTAGCATCTATCGTGTTTTAACATATAACTTAACAGAAGCTACAAATGAAATATTGCCGGCTAATCAGGCTATTCTAAGTACTGACCAGTCTTTTGCATATTATCTATTCCAAGCAGATACTGCTAACGTTACTAAGACCGATCCAATTGATGGCGGTGCAAAGACCATGGGTGCTACACCAGGGGATACACGAATTGCGGTTACCGTATTTGGACCACAGGCAAGTATTGACCAAGTTAATAAAGGAACTTATGCATTTGCGTTTGGCGGTAAAGTACATCAAATTGTAAATTACACACCGCCAGTAACAACAACTATTATTACAGGTTATAACCCAACAGGTAGTTCTGGAACTACACTTGTAGTTGGAGGAACATTTACAGGCACAATAACTAGCGGTTCTGCATCAATAACTAGCGTGGCTAGTTTTACTGGGCTAGTAGTTGGTGAAAGTATTAGAGGATTTGGTATTCCAGCTGGTACTACTATTATTAGTATTAATACTGGAACAAGTAGCATTAGTTTAAGTTCAGCAGGTGTTGCTAGTAGTTCTGCTACATTCTTATACGGTGGTGCCGGCAACCTTGTTACTGGTATGACTGTCAGTGGTAATGGATTTATTAATGCACAACAGATATTAACTATTAATCCTAATACTATTGCATCTTTTGCTATTGCTGATTCCGTGGGTACTATTACTGTTACTAGCGGAACTTACATAGTAGGTGAGGCAATTACAATTAGCGGAACATTTGGTGGTGCTGGTACACTAGTAGTTGGTGGTACAACATATGGTGCATCCAACACTGCTAATATGACTGCGGGAGTTATTTTCTACATTGGTAAAGTAAACAGTGGAACAAGTATTCAATTGTCTAGCACATACGCTAACGCAATTGCTGGTACTCCAACATTTATTACAAGTACTACTGGAACCCCAACTGGATTAACTTATTCAAGAATCAGCAATAACGTTGTGTTAAGTATAGCTCCAACCAGTACACCAAGTGGTAGTTTAACATTTACCAAAGCAACAATTCCTTATATTACATTAGGTGATATCAAATATAGCATTACAAGTACAAGTGCAACACCTATTACAGTTACTAGACCAATAAGCAGAGGTCAAGTGGCGGTTACATATCAACCAACAGGTAGCGTTACAGGTAACACTGTAAGTGGAAGTCCTAATATTCTTGGCGTATCTAGCTTAACTAATATTGTTGCTGGTTCAAGTATTCAGGGTGCAGGTATACCTAGTCAGTATGTTGTAACTGCTGTTAGTACAACAAGTCCAAGCACTATTAATCTAGTTGATGGAAGCGATGTAGTAGTTGGTAATACAATTACGTTTGATCCAAGTCAACCAAGTTTTGGTGGAATTCCAGTTAAAGGTGGATTAAACAGTTCAACAACTTATACAACTGTCACTGGTACCAGTGTTACTAGTGCGGCAACATATACGGCTGTAGTAACCAAATCTAGTAGCGGTAAAGGTACTGGTGCAAAATTTACTGTTGTAAAAACTGGCTCTGGCACTTCATACAACGGTGCAGTTACAATTACACTAGTTTCGCAAGGTGCGAACTATGCATTAACCGATACTATTACAATTAGTGGAGCAGTGTTAGGTGGTGGTGATAGTACTAACGACATGACATTTACGTTGGCTACTGCTGTTAACCAAGCGGCTTATTATGTTGTCAGTAAATCAACTAACGCAATAACTATTGCAACAACATTAGGCGGCTCTGCATTAACAAACATTACTACTGTAGCGGCAACAAGCACCATTGCTAGTTTTGCATTTGCTGATACTGTTGGTACTGCTACTGTTACAAGTGGAACATACACAATAGGTCAAGCTATTACTTTAACAGGAACTCCAACTGCTGGCGGCATTACTACTCCAGCGTATGTTACTGGAACAACTTATTATGTTGGTAAAGTAACTAGTGGAACTAGTATTCAACTTACTAGCTCATGGGTTAAAGCAACTCTTGCTATTCCAGTATTTGATTTATCAACTACTATTGGCACATTAACTCCAGGTGTAACTGCTACATTAACACAACCGTCTATTAATGGACGTACAGATAATTTGGTTATAAGCACAAGTAGTACAACAACATTTACAGCTACTCCTGATAATTCCAGTACTACTTTGACATCGGTTAGTAGTTTTGCTAACTTAGTAGTAGGTGCTACCATTACTGGAACTAATATTGTTGCTGGTACAATCATTACAGCATTGAATGTTGCTGGAAGTACTATTACAATGAGTTCTGCCGCTAGCGGTGCGCCCGGCCCAGTTCTTATTACATGTTCAACAAACACTATTGTAACTAGTGCAAATTCAACAGCTACCGCAACAGATCAATTTATCACTTATAACAATTTAAGTACAACAATTAAAATTTTTACAAACGAAAGAAGTCAGTTTATTGTTGCAGGAATGACTATATTTGGTAGCGGATTTACTAGCGGACAAACTGTTACTTCAGCAACAGTAAGTACAGCCGGCGATAATGCTACTGTTCTTGTTATTAGTGCGCAACCTGATAGTACACCATTTGGAACATTAGGATTTACAACTTTAACTAGTAACAGCGGCCCTTGGTACACAACATTACAAATACCAACTCAAAGTGTTGCTCCTGTAGTTGATACATTCTATTCTGTAACAGGCAACGGTAATAGTGGTTATAATCAATTTGTACAATGCGTAGGTAGTTCAACTACTAGCATTACTTTAGCATACAGTACTGATCCAGAAACTGTAACTATAACTACATATAACCCAACTGGTTCTAGCGGCACAACAATGAAAGTTGCAAGTACTACTGGTATCAACATTGGAGATTTAATACGTGGTGGTGGCACTGGTGGTTTCTTCTTAGGCCAAACTGTTACTGCAATTGTTGACGGTGTTACATTAACTATTAGTGCTCCTCCAAGTGGAACACCTAATGGTAACTTGACATTTAATGATCCGTTCTTAGTGGCCGCACCAACTACTATTACTCCAATTATTACTGGTATTAGTCGTGCAATGAGTACTGTAACATCAACTCCGTTACGTGCTGGTTACTTGCAAGGAACAGCCGCACAGATTACTACACGTATTAGTACTTGCCGTTGTTCAGCACATGACTTGTTGGACATTGGTACTGGTGGTTACAATACTACTAACTACCCATATCAAATTTATGGTAACCCTTATCAAAAGGCAGATCAAACTAAAGAAGTGTTAGAAGAAACAGTTGGTCGTGTGTTCTATGTGACCACTGACCAAAACGGTATCTTCCGTGTAGGTCGATTCTTTACAGTTGACCAAGGTACTGGTACAGTTACATTCTCCGCATCCATTGCGTTGAGTAACTTGGACGGTTTAGGATTCAAGCGTGGTGTTACAGTTAGTGAATTCTCAACAGACAGTTCAATGACAAACAATGCATCAGATACTGTGCCAACACAATCTGCGGTACGTGGATACATTGACAACAGACTAGGTGTACAACACTCAGGTGCTACAACTCCAGCTACATCGTTGATTGGTTCAGGATATATGAACCTAAGCGGACAGTTACCAATGAAAGGTAACCTGTCAATGGGCGGATTTACTATTGGTAGTGTAGGAACTCCAATCTTAAATACCGATGCAACAACTAAAATTTATGTTGACAACGTTGTTAACTCTCGAGATAGTTTGTACAAGTTAAAAGATACTGCGGCAAATATGCAGTTAAATTTTGCCAATGCACAACTCCCCGTATGGAGTTTTGCAACTACAAATAACAATTCAACAGCTGGTGCATGGACTAATGCAGGATTTGATATTTCCAGTGATGTTACTATTTCCTATGACGGTGCTATACTATTAAGTACTATTCAAGGTGCAGTGACAGCCGCCACTTACGCTAGCGGTGGTACAGCAACTAGTGGTTCATTTACTGGGGTAATCAGTGGCAATGTATTAACTGTTTCTGGAAGTCCAGGCGTTACAATAGTTAAAGGAATGGTGTTAACTGGTGGATCGGTAGTTGCTGGTACTTATATTGTTGACACTGGTTTAACTACTACATCAGTTAATGGTACAGGTAACGTTGGTACATATCTAGTTAATATTAATCAAACAGCCACTTGTACTGGTGGTACTGTTAATCTATTAACATTAAACAGTTCAACAGGTATTGTTACTGGAATGGTTATTAGCGGAACTGGTTATACATCTAGTCAATATGTAACTGGTATTACCAATACAACTGTTGTTACTACAAGCTCTGCTTACGACACAACACCGAGTGGTACACTAACATTCACACGTAATGGCGCAGTTAATAACGGCAAGGTAAGTTCAACGGCCGCTATTGCTCAAAGCAAATTAGCAATGACGTTGGCAACTGCTACAATTTCAGCTGTTCCAACACTAGTCAATGTTAACGCAGGAAGTTTTGTTGTAGGCAAACGTTATAGAATCTTAAGTCCAGGTAATACTAACTGGGCAACTCCAGGAACAGCTAACTGGGTAGGTGCTAATGCGGCTACTGCTGGAACAATATTCCAAGCAGTATCGGCTGGCGCAGGCACTGGCACTGCTACAGATATGGATGCGTTGCAAGCCGCAACTGGTGTAAGTCAATACGATAGTAGTCAATTTACTATAACTGACGGTTGGGTAACATTAAAAACATCAACTAGCACAAGTGACGGTATTCCTAATACCAAGTTGCAATGGGTTGCGGCAAATAGTTTGTTGGCAAATACTTCTGGGGTAAACGGTGCATTAGCGGTTACAACTTCTACAGCGTTGGTGTACAACGGTGACGGTGTTCGTAATGCCGATATTGCAAGTAACGGAAATACCACAACTATTCCAACATCCAGTGTAAACGCACAAGCTACTACAACAGGCGCTGTTATTAGAACAGCGGCTAAAACATATGGTTGTATTGGTATTACTGCAACTGGAGCAATATATAGTTTAGTTCAAACTGATGTTGGTGGTAACATTGATGTTAAGGGTATTAAAATAAATTCACTACCAAGCAGTGGAAATATTATACAAGTTCCAAGTACAACTTTAGAATTTTACACACCGGGTAATATTAAGTTTTTAACTTCAGCAGGAAACTCAACTGCTACTAATACATTCTTTGGTACCAGTGATTTCAGTAGTAGCGGAGCAGTGCTTAAGAGTGTATCACTAAGTGCAGGCGCGGCAGGCACTGATGGTTACATAACCGGAGCATGGCATTTAAATGCTAGTAGTTCGTTTGACACTTCATTAGGAGTGTTAAAATCAACTGTGATAACAACTGGTGCTGACAATTCTAACGGAACAATACAAGGTATTTGGACACTGGTGGGTGCAAGTAAGTTACAAGCTACATACGCCGACTTAGCAGAATATTACGAAGGTGATCAAGAATACGAACCAGGAACTGTTCTAGTATTTGGTGGCGAGAAAGAAGTTACTACTACTGATGCAATGAACGATACACGTTCAGCAGGTGTTGTAACAACTAATCCAGCATACGTAATGAACGATGGACAAACTGGCATACGTGTTTGTTTAGCACTTGCAGGTCGTGTTCCATGTAAGGTAGTAGGTCGTGTTAAAAAAGGCGACATGCTAACAACATCAAGTACACCGGGATATGCTGTTAAAGCTACTGATCCAAAATTAGGTAGCATTATTGGTAAAGCCCTAGAAGATAAAGACAACGGCGAAGCTGGAATTATCCAAGTTGCTGTAGGGAGAGTATAATGGCTAAACAAGTAATTAACACTGGCACTGCGGCAAATGCCAAAAACGGTGATCCGTTGCGCACGGCTTTTACAAAAGTAAATGCAAACTTCGATGAACTGTACACAGCTATGAATGCCGATGTGCAAATCCCAACACAGACTGGCAATGGTGGAAAGTTTTTAACTACTAGTGGTACTGTACTAAGTTGGTCAGACCCTTCCTTACAATCAAAAGCTGTTAGAAATGTTGGCTCAGTGGCCGCGGCTGGAACTGTTACTTTAGATTACAGTACAGATTCCGTTGTACGTGCTACAGCAACAGGGTCTACTATAACGATTGCCCACTCTAATATAACGTCAGGTAAGGTAGTAGAATTAATACTATCAAATACTAGTGGTGCGGCTTGTACAGTGACAGTAGGAGTTGCAGGAACAAATACTATTAATAACAGTACAACCTATGCCATTGGTAATAATACTACACATATTTTTACAGGTAGAAGCTTTGGAACAACAACCACTGACGTTTACGTTACAGTAGTCTAATACGGTAAATATACTAAAGAGAGCGCAAACATGCCAATTCAAACGATTAATATAGGAAATTACGCAAACGACGGGTCGGGTGATGACTTGCGTACAGCATTTAGAAAAGTTAACGAAAACTTTAGTTTGCTTGGAACTGATATTCCAATCTCCCAAGCATCGAACTTAGGTATTAATACTATTGTTGTTAATCGTTTTTTAACTAAAACAGGCACAGGCCCGTTTTTAGTTACACTAATTATTAGCCAACAAAGTGTTATACCAACAGCGAATCAGTACTTCTATCTAACTGGCAACACTAATACATTATATAACGGACACTGGTTCTGCACTGCTAGTTCTTCAACGCAAATTACATTGCGTTATCCTACCGATCCTGGTGTTTATGGAACTGCTGACGGTACAACTATTAGTGCTACTGTTGGTATTTTTAAAGATAAAAACGACACCACAGCAGAATTCAAAAGTATAACCAGTAGTGACAACAGTATTAACATTGTTCCTGGCACAAACATCATTGACTTAAAAAGCGGTGCCGGAGTTATAAATGATCCAGCTCCTGTATTAGGTGGCGATTTAAACATCAACGGTCACAGATTAATTGATGCAGTTGGCACAGGTGATGTGCAAACAACAGTGTATGGTATTAATGTCAAAGTGTTAGATGCAATGTTTGCCATGTTAATGCAAACAAACAGTTTTAATGTTGATATGGGTATTATTGTAGGAAATTATAATACTATAGATTTAGACATGGGATATACTTCAGCCGGGTTAGGGCCAATAGTTAATAATAATTTAGACTTTGGCACTTTTTAATTGTCTGGTAGACAGGAAATAAAAGATGCTTAATATTTGGACACAATCTTCCGGATACACATTCCCTGGGGTCTCTGGACTCACTGGTAACCTTGCCCTTGACGTTGCAAAAACTACATTTGACGGTAGATCAACAACGTTTGACGCTGGGACTTTCCAAGAACGAGTGATTGTTAACATACCATTACCTACCACAGGTAGTTTAACAGGAATTACTTTTAAAATAATTTCAGGTAGTTTGCCGCCAGGTTTACGAATTGAAGGTGCATTTATTGTTGGCAATCCTTATAATGTTGCTAGAACTACAACTTATACATTCTGTATACGTGCCCAACAAAACAACACAGTTGCTGACAGAACATTTAATATAATTGTTAACGGCGGACAACTACCTGCTTTTGTTACTCCCAGCGGATTACTGCCTGTTGGGTTGCACGGACAAAAATATACGCTAGGTAAATCTCCTGTTGATTATCAACTAAGTGCAGTTGATCCCGATGGTTTAGAAATTACATATTTTATAAATTCCGAGGATGGCAAACTACCGCCAGGTGTAACGCTGTCTCCTTCTGGAAAACTCTCAGGCATTGTTAATCCTGTAGAAACACTGGACGTGAGAAAAACAGGTGACGGTACTTTTGATAACACATTTTATGATACATCATTTTATGACTTTGGCCTAAGAAGCACTAGCGGGTATGACAGTTTTATTTTTGATACTGTAAATTTTGATTACAGTATACCAACTAAAACACCAAAAAGTTTAAATCAAACTTATGAATTTCTTGTTAGTGCATCGACAGGAAGTGTAACTGTTAAACGTAAATTTTCTATTTTTGTTATTGGGGAAGAAAGTTTTAAGGCAGACTACACACAGATTACCGATGACAGCGAATTATTTACAGCAGACGTAACTTTCTTAAAAGAACCTATATGGTTAACCAACGGAAATCTTGGTGTATGCAGGGCGGATAACTATGTAACATTTGCGTTAGAATGTATAAACATTGTTGACGATTTTCCTATTGTGTTTACTATCGATAATACAAATAACTTGCCGCCAGGCATGACTTTTAATCCAGTTAACTCAACTGTATATCTTGCTGGTCGTATTCCTTTCCAACCGTCTATTGCAAAAACATATACATTTACTGTTACTGCAAGTAGAGTAGGCGAAGATGTACAACCCTCAGTTTCAATAAAAACATTTACATTGCGTGTTCTTGGAAATATCGATAACGATATTTTCTGGGACAGTGCTTATAACATTGGAAACATTCCTGCAAATTTTATTTCTGATTTGCAAGTAGTAGCTCGTTGTAGTTCAGATTCTAATTTAATTTATACTAAAACTTCAGGTACTTTGCCGCCTGGGTTATTATTAGCAAGTGATGGGGAAATAACTGGTAAAGTTAATCAATTTGGTACTGCAAACATTATTAGAATTACAACAATAGATAACGGTGATTTTACATTGGATCAAAAAGGAACATCCTTGTGGCCAAAGCCCACAGTTCCTGCATGGTGGCAACTTCCTGGAAACGTTGGTTATACGTGGCAAGCGGTAGCTGGATTAACTGGCGATATCCCAATTAAAGTAAACACCACTATAGATAGCTCGCACCAGTATGATATAATTGGCATACGCGGATTAATACTGTTTGATTCTCAGAATACTAATTTTAGTATCGACGGCGGAACTACAACTTTTGATAGAAATTATAAATTTACAGTATCAGTCAAAGATCAGTTTGGACTAACTGCTAGTACTAAAGATTTCTTAATAACAGTTACAACTCCAAATCAAAAGTTATACAGTAACATTAGAACACAACCATTACTAGAGCAAAGTAGAAGAGCAATTTGGACAAAGTTTATTACAAATACGGATATATTTACAACATCGAGTATATTCCGTCCAAGCGATCCAAACTTTGGAGTTAGTAAAGATTTATCCATGCTAGTATATGCTGGCATAGAAACAAGCAGTGCGGCCGAGTTTTTAGGAGCAATGGGTTTAAATAATAAACGCAAACGTTTTAAATTTGGAAATCTGCAAAAAGCAAGTGCCATTAAAAACGGTGAAGTAATGTACGAAGTAATTTACTTGGAAATTATTGACCCGTCAGAATCAAATGGTGTTGCTCCGGGTAAATTTATAACAAATAATGTCCGAGATCAATTTAAATTAACCGGAGACATAAGCGGAGAAATTTGGGCAAGCCCTGCAACCGCAGAAGGTATTACTAAAATGCAACTTGCAGAAGCTTGGTTAGATCGTCCTATAAATGATGTAACAATTGACAGCACTGGATACAACATTTCTGACAGCTCAACAAATAAACACTATATAAACAGTATTTCAAATTGGCGCAAAAACTTATCAGAAGTTGGTGATACTGAACAAAACTATTTGCCCTTATGGATGCGTAGTGTTCAACCCGGACAAAAACAACAATTAGGTTTTAAACTAGCAGTTCCGCTATGTTATTGCAAACCCGGAACTGCTGATGATATTATGATTAATATCAAATATAGCAATTTTGACTTTAAATTGCTGGATTATACCTCAGATCGCTACATCATAGATGCGATTACCGGATATTCTAGCGATAAATATCTAGTGTTTAAAAATCACAGTAGCATAGTGTAACGAACGATAAATACACAGTAAAATATATAGGATGATAGTATGCCAAACCCAACCGCAAGTTTAATCAACTTTGGCTCAGTAGATGCCACATACCCTGTTGCAGGGCAGGACAATAATAGCCAAGGTTTTAGAGATAACTTTGGTGTTATTAAAACAGGACTAGGTCAAGCTAGTACTGAACTTACCGCACTTCAAAATAATGCGGCTTTTAAGAACTCAGCTAATGATTTCGGCCAAAACGTTCTTTCAAACGCTGTTTATAAAACTTTTTACGGTGTTGCAAAAAGTTTAGGAACTGCCGTTACTAATACAGATATTAGTTTAACTGACGGACCTTTGCAATATATTACGCTAGGTGCGAATAATACATTAACATTTAAAAATTGGCCTACAACAGGCAAATATGCGGCTGTGCGTTTGATGATTCAAGGCGACCAGACTGCTGTTCGCGTTCCTACTTTTTCAACAGAAAATGCAGGTACCATTCGTTACGACACGGCATTTCCAACATTACCTGGAACTACTACTAAAGGAATTACAGTTGGTGGTGAAAGTTTAGCAACTGCTACTGTTAGTAATCCGGGCTCAGGTTATACGCAGGCCGCTACCGTTGTATTTTCACAAGGCGGACTACAAAATGGTGGTACACAAGCAACTGGTACTGTTACCTACACTTGTATAACTGCGCTAATTACTGGCGCTGGATATTCAGGTAACGGATACAAATTAAACGATCAAATTGTTGTCAATGCAAGTTCTGGTATTATTTTAACAGTTAGTTCATTAAATCAAACATTTAAGGCTAACACAACTAATACTGGTACAACCTTAAACGGTATAACTGATTTTAGAAACATTGCGGCTGGTGTAAGTATTACTGGTGCAGGTATCCAGGTTGGAACTACTATTAATTCATTTAGTGTATCGTTAGGCACTATTGAAATTTCATTGCCTGCTCAAGCAACTGCATCAGACGTTACTATTACTTACAGTGATGGCACGTTAACTGGCCCAATTGGTGGTTTAACAGTTGCAAGTGGCGGAACTTTACCGTTGCCATTAGGAACAGGATCTTATTCAACAAGTCCATTATTTGGTATAGGTAACGGTGCCCGTGTTGTTATGACGTTTGGTGTTGGTGCTATCAATATTACTAGTTTTGGTGACGGTTACACAACATCTCCTACAGTATCATTCAATCCAACTGGCGGCGGATCAAACACAGTTATTGCTACTGCTATTACAGCACTAACAGCTGACAATCCAAAAGTAGTTGAAGCATGGACTATAGACGGCGGTTCTAACGTATATCTTCGTTACATTGGCGAATATAATTAATGCATCCACTTGTTAGTGATTTATCTGGATTAAAAGATCAAGAGATACACAGTAAGATTAATGATCTTACTAAAAAGTATTTCATGACTCGTAATCCAGATCTTCAAAGACAAATGGCGGCTGTATTAGACGATTTACGTATTGAGTTAAGCGAACGTAATCGTAAGTTAATTGAGCAACAAATGAAAGATAAAAACCTTGACAATTTAATCAAGCTCAGTTAAAATATAGGCTATGCGCCTAGACAAATATTCAAATCCAGTTTTTAATGAAATAGACATTTTTGATGCCTTATATCAAGGTTATCAATTTGATGTGCATGATACCATGCTTATCGAACGTACTGATGCTATCAAACAACTAGAAACTGAAATTGGTTTCAAATTCCTTGAACCTTACGAAACTCATTTTGAAATAAGAGATTACGATGCGGCTTGCCAAAGTAATTGGAATATGCCCGAGGAGTATAAAACCTTGGATATCGAAGAGTGGATTTGGACGCAAACACCGCCATGGGATCCACAACATACTAGAGTAACAGAAGAACTGGCGGCTTTTAAAGAACGTAATATGCTCAATTTGTTACGTTGGTTAAAATACTTCGTAGATACCATGAGAACAAATAATGTAGTATGGGGAGTAGGCCGAGGGTCTAGCGTTGCTAGTTACATATTGTATTTGATAGGTGTCCATAAAATTGACAGCATTAAATATAATTTAGACTGGCAGGAATTCTTAAGATAAGTAATAACATAATCCAGGAGATTAAAATGGGAATGAAAGAACAACCAAAAAAAATTTATCGCACTATGCAAGGTAAAGAAGTTGACATGGGTAAATTAGTTAACCAAAATGAAATGACTATTGCTGTGGGCAATATGCGTGTTAATGCCCGCGGTGATAAAATTGGAGCAGGCGGCAAAATTGTTAAAACTCGCGAAGAACTATTAGCAGAGCGCCAGCAATCTAACGATCCATCGGGCGGTGTATGAGTTTAGCAATTAAATCAGGTTTATCTACTAGAATAAAAGGCAAACTTATTCCAATCCGTGATAATGTATTAATCACAGATATGAACTTTGATGCTAGAATATCCAAAGGCGGCATTGTATTACCAAGCGATGACGGCAAAAGTGAAGGTGTCAGACACCGCTGGGGTCGTGTTTGGGCAATTGGGCCAGAACAAAAAGACGTAGCAGTAGGTGAATGGATTCTTCTTGAACACGGAAGATGGACACGTGGTGTTATCATCGAAGAAGAAGATGGTACTGAAATCACTATTAGACGTGCGGATATCAAAGCCATTTTAGCGGTAAGTGACGCAATGCCTTCCGAAGATACATTTGGTGTGCATGGACAAGTTACACATCAAACATTTGATCCAAGCACATTTAGTCGTCCTAGCTTCGAACAATAAAATATTTCTTTTGAGCAACAGGGCTATTGACTAGCCCTGTTTTCACCTGTATACTTGATATAAATGGAGAAGTCTTATGTTTATATTTAATATACTACTAACAGCAATCGCTGTATATTTCGCCATACAAGAATACAATAATGCTAGAATTGGCTGGGCTATGTTCTGGGCGGCATTAGTAGGCTGGGACATTCACACATTAATTTATACTCTATAAGGAAATAATATGAGCACACATCAGGAAGCTGTAAACGATATTAAAAAGGCAAAAAATGTAATTGACCACATTCCAGAAACATCTACACAACACTATCCAGATGCAAAAAAGCATCTTTATATTAGTCTTGTAAAAAGCATTATCCGCATTGGAGCAGGTGGTTGTTTAATTCAAGGCAATTTGTTGTTTGCCGGCGGCTTGTTAATTTTTGCTGAAATACTTGGCATTGTCGAGGAACTGGTATGATAACAGACGACCAACTTGGCGAATTATATTCCAAAAACTTAGCATTTGTAGATTCACTATGCGGCGAGTATGGTGCTATGGAAGTGGCCGCTATTATGATGACCCAAGCATTGACCATTTATAAATCAGCAATGTCTGAGCAAGACTATAATAATATGGTTGATAGTATCTCAGCAAGTAGAGACAAAGTTAAAACATTTGAAAGGCCGGTAATACAATGATTGAATTATGGGTAGAAAAATATCGGCCAAGTACTATAGACGGATACGTCTGGCGTGATGGCGGGCAAAAACGCCAAGTAGAAAGTTGGATTAAAGACAAGTCAATTCCACACTTGTTGTTAAGCGGACCGCCAGGTATTGGCAAAACAACAATGGCTAAGATGTTGGTTAACGAAATTGGCATTGAAGATGCTGATGTACTAGAAGTTAACGCAAGTCGTGAAACTGGCATTGATTTTATTCGTAACAAAATTGTTCCGTTTATCAGTAGTATTGCATGGGGTCCATTTAAGGTTGTGTTACTAGACGAAGCAGATCGTCTAAGTCCACAAGCACAGGACTCGCTTAAAGGTATTGTTGAAGAGTACAGTAGCTTTGCTCGTTTTATTCTTACTTGTAATAATCCTAACATGGTTGTGCCAGCATTGCACAGTCGTTGCCAACAATTTCACTTTACTAAATTAGATCAAACAGAATTTACAGCTCGTTCAGCAACAATATTAGTAGAAGAAAATGTAGAGTTTGATCTTGAAACTTTGGATTTGTATGTGAGTGCTACCTATCCAGATTTGCGTAAATGCATTAATATGCTACAGCAAAATACAAGCGAAGGTGCATTACACGCTCCTCACAAGGAAGATGCAAACAGTTTAGATTACAAGTTTGAAATGGTCGAATTGTTTAAAGCAGGCAAAATTGATGTAGCACGTAAACTATTATGCGGCAAAGTAAGACCTGAAGAAATGAGTGATATTTTCCGTTGGTTGTATGATAACGTGGAATTATTTGGCGACGAACAAAAACAATTTAAAGCAGTTCATATTATCAAACAAGGTATGATTGATCACACACTTGTAATGGATCCGGAAATTAACCTTGCATCGGTGCTGGTTAGACTTACTAACATATGAAAGAAAAGTTTGTAAATGCCTATATGGATGTGGCCGAACGCTTTGCTGAATTAAGCTCGGCACGTAGACTTCATGTAGGTGCTATTGTGGTTAAGGATGATAGAATAATATCTATCGGCTACAATGGTATGCCAGCAGGTTGGGACAACAATTGCGAGAATACCGAATACGTTGGCAGTGACGAACAAATCCCTTCTCCAGATGAGATGAAACGATTGGGATTCACTGGTACTGACCAGGGGTGGTATCGTTTAAAAACTAAACCAGAGGTACTTCATGCTGAAACCAATGCAATTGCCAAGTTGGCTAAATCTAACGAATCTGGTATGGGTGCTACTATGTTTATTACCCATGCTCCATGTTTGGACTGTGCCAAACTTATCTACCAAAGTGGTATTGGCAGTGTTCTATATAGGAACTCTTATAGGGATACTAGTGGTGTCACGTTTCTTGAAAAGTCGGGTATTCAAGTAACGCAGATATAAAAATAGGGGCAACAACGCCCCTATCCTTTTGACGTTGGTTTAATCACCGTACAGCGATAACACCTCCTTGACTGCATTGTGACGTTCAATATCTTTGTGGTCAAATTGCACAATGTCAATATGTTTTAGTGTTTTGCTGGTCAACAAGCCGCAAAAGTTCACTAATCCATTATCATTGACACGATCTGCTTGCGCCAAATCTCCTGTCACTACCATTTTAGACCCTTCTCCCAATCGGGTCAGTAGCATTTTCATTTGATTAGTTGTCGCATTTTGCATTTCATCTGCAATAATATAGGCATTCTTGAATGTGCGTCCACGCATGTATGCTAGCGGACTTATTTCTATCACTCCTTCTTCTAACATCTTAGCGATGTCTTTAGTTTGATAATATTCGCCCAAGACGTCAAATATAGGTCTTGTCCAAGGTGCCATTTTTTCATTTAGCGTACCTGGTAAAAAGCCTAAGTCTTCATCTACGGACACGGCGGGTCTTGTAACAATGATCTTATCAACTAAACCTTCCTGAAACTGCTTGATACCATTCTGCACGGCTAGCATGGTTTTACCCGTGCCGGCTGGGCCAATAGCCAAGACGATACTTTTGGTTTCATCCTGTAACTTTTGTAGATATGTTTGCTGGTTGGGGCTTCGCGCATACAGACTTACTTTCTGCTTTTTCTGCGGAAGATATGGTTGAAAATCTAACACGTTAACTTCTGACGTAAAACGTTTTTTCACTCTATTCTTACTCATTGTTTAATGTCTCCTACATTGGGGATGTAAGAACGACTGTAGTGACCGCCCGATGACTACCGTTCGTCCTACATAGTATTTACAGAATACACAGAATAATAAAGTAATACGTTATGATTTCGAACCAGCTAAATAAGTATAGAAGCTTCTAGGACAAAAATAATGCATGATATCATAGATGTTATTACAAACATACAAGAATTATACGAAAACAATAGTAGTCTAGCCGCACTTAAAGACTTTGAGCGTGTGCTGGATGAGATGGATATGTACGTATATAAAAACTGGCTCGACGGCGAATTAGCGTACGGCCCTAAAGTAGAGCGTCACTGGGTCACTGCTGGCTTTATGTGGCCTCGAGATAAAATGCCAGACCCTATGGCCGCAAAGCGTTTGATGGAAATCGGTTGTAAAATTGGCTATCAAAAAACTCATTTGATGGAAGCTCGAGAAATTAAAAAACCAGACGATATTCGTCCTGGTACAAAGAAAGGCAAGATGGACCGTAAACCAATTTGGATGGTCGAAATCACTATGCCTAGAAAACTAGTATCTGACATTTACAAAGGCTATATGAACAGAATGCGCGAAGAGTTAGGCAATGAAGGTATGCAAACTCAACCACCAACTCCGTTAGATACTAATGCGGCAATGCAAACAAATACTGCACCGACTGCTCCTATGACTGGCGGTATGCCAGGCGGGCAACCAGGCGGCGTACCTGGAACTCCACCGGCAGGCGCTGGTGCACCGATGGTAGCATAATATGATTATTAGCGAAGCACTTAGAGCCAAAGATCTTAGAAAACTTGTCAAAAATATTTTTGAAATAGACAATTATAAGAGTAAAATTGGAGACGACAGAGATACTGTAGTTTTAACATTTACAGTAGATACTAAAGATCCTGCGGACGATTTAGAAAACTTTTTAGAAATGGGTTATGACTTTATCTTAGATTCAGAAGCAACTACTGGAGAACTTGATGATGGGAAGTATCGGGTATTTGTAGAGATTGAACGTAGTCGTCATGTCTCAGAGCAAATAGTTGAAATATTAGACGGCGTCAGTAAACTGACTGGAATTGATAATTTTAGATTTCGTTACCATAAAGAATTTAAAAGCCAAGAAGCAACTAAAGAAAATTTAGAAAAAGCAATACCTGCTGATGGTGATGCTTACGATATTGCAATCCAAAACGAAGGGCTTAATAATTTTAGTAAATTCTTTTCTAATAGTTATGTTGACGATATCACATTGTTAAGCGAAACAATTACACTAAAACGTATTCACAAAGATCCTATTACTTTGAAAATTGTTGATTTCGGATCTAAACAAGAAATGCATGAGCAAACAAAAGGCCCAATTATGCTAGAAGGTAACGGCATGGCTGAAACTATCTATCTAACAAAATATATTGGCAATTATAATATAAACAAAGTTGGTTCGAAGTTTATATTAGAAAAAGAAGGTTATGCTTTAATATTGGAGAAAGCACATGGCGGATTTTAAATTTAATTTTACAAAGGACAAGTTGAAAGCTATCATTGGTAATAACCCTTATCTTGATGACTGGTATGAATCTTTATGTCAAATACTTCCCGATTATGATATTGACACAGTACCACGTGTTGCGGCATTCTTGGCGCAGACAGCACACGAAAGTGGTAACTATCGTGCAATTAAAGAAAACTTAAATTACAAAGCAGAAAGTCTTTGTAAAGTGTGGCCAAGATATTTTCCAGATATGGCCACTGCCAAGTCTTATGAAAAACAACCAGAACGTATTGCCAACCGTGCATACGGAAATCGTATGGGTAATGGCCCAGAAGAAAGCGGTGATGGTTGGAAATATGCAGGTAAAGGTCTTATCCAACTAACTGGCAAAGACAACTACACACGTTACGCACAAAGTTTAGAGATTAGCGTAGAAGAAGCTAGCGAACATTTGACAACATTTGAAGGTTGTGTACAAAGTGCGGCTTGGTTCTGGGAAGCCAACAATTTGAATCAGTGGGCAGACAGCGCCGATATACTAACAATGACCAAACGTATTAACGGTGGCACTATTGGTTTAGAAGATCGTATCAAGCATTACAATCATGCAATGCATGTATTAGAAGGCTAAATCATGGAACAGTTTCAGTGGATGTTTAGCATTATACCAGATGCAATATTGAACTGGGTATACTGGGGCATCATTGCTGTGGGGTTGACTGGTGTTGTGGCTGGATGGTTAGGCCAATGGATTCCAGTATACGGAAAATATACTGGAATATTAAAACCAATTGGTATTGCTGTTCTTGTGCTAGGTGTATGGTTGCGCGGTGGCTACGATACTGAATTAGCATGGCGTGCCAAGGTAGCAGAAGCTGAAGCAAAAGTAGTGGCCGCTGAAGCTAAGTCTAAAGAAACCAATACTGTTATACAAACACAGTATAGAGACAAAGTAAAAACTGTCAAAGAAATACAGATAGTTGTACAAGAACGTATTGTTAAAGAAGCCGCAAAAATGGACGCAGAGTGCAAAGTTGATCCAGAAGCTATTAGTATTTTAAATCAAGCCGCAGGAGGTAAGAAATGAAATATATTATCATTGCACTAATCCTATGTTTAACTGGTTGCGCTAGTACTGTTCCAGTAACTATGAATTTTCCACAAGTTCCTGAAGAGTTAAAAACAGCTTGTCCAGACTTAAAAACTATCCCCGAAGGCACTACTAAACTAAGCGAAGTTGTTAGTAGCGTTAGTGAAAACTACGGACAGTATCAAGAGTGTAAAATTAAGATAGATGCGTGGACACAGTGGTACAATAGTCAAAAGAAGATATTTGAAAGTATTAAGTAACATGGGTACTAGGCCGTATACTAAATTAAATGATATCAAATTAGATATTACTTTGGATAGTATTGTAGTAGAAATTGGTAGTGAAAATGGCGAAGGAAGTTCTTTATGGTTATACAATTGGGCTAAAGAGCGTAATTTAGAATTTTATTCTATAGATGTAGAACACAGTAAAAGAGAAACAGATTATCCAGACATAAATTGGATAGTTACAAATTCTGGAAGCGACTGGTGTAAGAATATTTTACCTAGTTTAAATAAAAAAATTAAAGTGTTATATCTAGATAATTTTGATTGGATTTCAGATTCGAATAAATCAGAATCGTTTATTCAAAAACAAATTGAAGATTATGCTAAACGCGGTGTTATGATGAATAATCAAAATTGCCAAGACGAGCACCGATTACAAGTAGAATATTGTTTGCCATTTTTAGATGAACAATCAGTTGTAATTATGGATGACACATATTATGCCAACGATACTCAATTGGTTGGTAAATGTGCTACAGCGATTCCAGTATTACAACTACACGGATTTCAAATGTCTGGCACAGAATATGCCATTAGAGGATACAAATGAAAAAATTATTAGTAATTTTAGCAGTATGGGGATTGTCGGGTTGTGCATTGATTGATGCATATATGATGGCCAGATTTGACAACAACGAATACATGTTGATCAATCGTGTACGCACACAGGCAAACTTAGGCGCGGCCAAGTGCGGGAAACCCGAAGTGGTTGAAGAAGTAGATAGCATATGGCGTACCACTATAGAGTTAAAAAATTACACACAGTCAATTCCACGCAATGAGGAAGCAACTAAAATGAGCGCAGAACTAGCGGAAATTGTTAAAGGGTTAAGTGATCGTTACAAAGGCACTGAACCAGTTAGCTTGATGTATTGTACTACAAAATTTAGCAGTATTGAGCGTAATGCTGTTACTATTCAAAACGTTATAGGGAAGAAACCAAGATGAGTGTGGAACAACAATTAGAAGCCTTGTTTAATACAGGCGACCCAAGTTTACAAGATCTAGCTACTCGTGCTAACGATTTAAAAAAAGCCTTAGAATCTGGACAAATTAGCAAAGGCGAGTTTATGGAAATGCTACAAGATTTAGCCCATGAAAAGAATATCAACGAATCAGCACACGATTTACAAGTAAAAATAGCAGTTAATGCGGCTTTAGAGGCACTGGTTAATGTAGCAAGTATGTACTAAATATATTATAAAGACAAAGGAGCGAACTATGTCAGAAGTAACGAGCGAATCAAAGAAAGAAGATTGGATGAATTCAAAATGGCGTCCAATGATGGGTTGGATGTATATGGTTGTCTGTATGATGGACATGGTTATATTTCCAATCTTATGGAGTCTATTGCAGACATTTACCCATACACAAATTACTCAATGGAATCCACTAACACTACAAGGTGCTGGCTTATTCCATATTGCTATGGGAGCAGTCCTTGGTATTGCGGCATTTGGTCGTACACAAGAAAAATTAGGCGGAGCAAACAATGGCGGAGCACAAGTACCAACACCTGCGCCTACATTTAGTCCTGCACCAGCGGCACCTGCGCCTAGTTTTAGTAGCGCACCATTTGTTGCTCCAGCAAGTACAAGTTTTGCACCAGCACCAAGTTGGGGTACAACACCAGTAGCAACAACAGCAAGCGGTAAGAAGATTGTGCCAGACGCTGATCAGCCAGCAATTTAATAGGAGAATAACATGTTAGATACATTATTATGGATAGCAGTAGGCGCATTTGTAGGTTGGAATTTTCCACAGCCGTTTTGGGCAAAGATTATTCAAGAAAAAATTCAAACCATGTTAGCTAAGAAAGGAGTATAATATGAAATTAATTTTAGCATTAGTAGCAAGTTTAGCATTAGTTGGTACAGCGTATGCTGGCGGTGAAATGAAAGAAGTTTGTACACCAAAAGTAGACAAAGCAGGCAAGCCAGTAAATGATAAAAAGACTGGAAAGCAAGCTCAAGATTGTAAAAAAATCAAAGTACACAAGAAAGTAGAAGGCGAAAAAGTTCCAGAACCTGCCAAGAAAAAGTAATCAAAAACTTGACAGGTCTCCTTTAAGATAGTATAATTACTATTATTAACTGGGACCTGTTATTACGACTATGACTGATTATTACCAAACACTAGGAGTTAGCGAGCAAGCTAGCTCAGAAGAAATTAAGCGAGCATATAGAAGCTTGGCCAATAAACATCATCCTGACAAGGGCGGTGACCAAGCTATGTTCAAAAATATAAGCGTTGCCAACGATGTATTAAGCGACCCACAAAAACGTGCGGAGTACGATCAGCAACGTCGATTCCCACAAGGACAGCAATTTCATTTCCATACTGGAAATAATCCATTTGGAGATATTTTTGGCGGAGCAAGTCCATTTGGAGATATTTTTGGCGCAATGCATAGACAACAAGCACGTCGAAATAGAGATTTGAATATACAATGTCAAGTTACTTTATTAGACAGTTATCTTGGCAAACAACTAGAAGCACAATATCAATTACCTAGTGGTCGTACACAAACTGTTGTTATCAACGTACCTGCTGGAATATCACACGGTGAAACTATCCGTTATCAAGGGCTGGGAGACGACAGCGTACAAGGTGCGCAACGTGGTGATCTTAATGTAACTATTATTGTTATGGGAGATCCAAACTTTGAACGTAGAGGAAATGATTTATATACTACCGTGGAACTTACACCTATCGAATCTTTAATTGGTTGCAGAAAATCTGTTAGAACAATTAGTGGTCAACACATTGATATAGACATACGCCCTGGGGTAGACACTGGAGTTGAGTTTGCTAGTGCTGGACAAGGTTTTGTAGATATACAGCGACATGTCAAAGGAAGGTTTGTAACAGTTGTTAAGATTAGATCTAAACCAATAACCGATCCAGAATTAGTAGCAAGACTGAGACAATTAGATGCTGAAATTACACAAAGAGGATGATCCAATTCTTAAGCAACCAGCAGAACAATGGGACTTTGAGAACCATGTTAATGCGGCTGTTATAGAACGTGAGATGCTAGATCTGATGAAAGCTAGCAATGCTATTGGCCTGGCTGGAAATCAAGTTGGTTTGTTGCGCAAGGTGTTTGTTATGCGTACTACAGACGGACGTGAGTTTGGATGTTTTAATCCATGGATCATGTTTGGCGATAACGACAAGATAGAAGGCGAGGAAGGTTGTTTAAGTTTTCCAAATCTCTGGCTTAAAGTCGCACGACACAATAAAATTACTGCCAGCTATCTTGACAATACAGGCAAACCGTGTATAATAGAATTAGAGGGCATTGATGCAAGATGCTTCCAACATGAACTGGATCATTTAAATGGGGTAACATTTACAGAATATGTAAGTGATTTAAAATTAAAGATGGCACGGAAAAAACAAAGGAAATTAAATGGTTGAACCAAGCGACAATCTACAAGCGGTTTTTGAAAAAGCTATTGAAACAGCTAAAAATCTTAACCACGAATATTTAACTATCGAACACTTGTTGTTTGCTATGTTGTGCGAAGAATCCTTTGCAAATGCTATTCAGGGATACGGAAGTGATCCAGAATATATTAAAAAGAATCTTGAACATTATCTAAAAAATAAATGTGACGAAATTACTGCTGGCGGGCCAGTAGCAAAACCAAAGAAAACTCAAGTAGTTGAACGTGTTCTTAATAAGGCATTTACACAAGTCTTATTCAACGGACGTCAACGTATTGAGAGTACAGATGTATTTCTAGCTATGATGAGCGAGAAACGTAGCTGGGCGCACTTTTATATTCAGCAAGCTGAAATTGATAAAGAAAAATTCGCCGATTTCATTAATAATAACTTAGAAGGCGAAGCTGAAGAAGAGATGGAACAAGGTGACATTCAAGGTAACAAGGCGCTAAAAGCGTTTACAACAAATCTAAACGATAGTGTTAAGAAAAATAAAATTGATCCAGTTATTGGAAGGATTGATGAATTAGAAAATATTGCGCTAGCCATGGGCCGTCGAAGTAAAAATAATGTGATCCTTGTTGGTGACCCAGGTGTAGGTAAGACTGCTATTGCAGAAGGACTTGCTTATAACATTGTTAAAGGTGCTGTTCCAGATTTCCTTAAAGAGTATCAAGTATATAATTTGGACATCAGTGCTATGCTTGCTGGTAGTAAGTACCGCGGCGACTTTGAAGAACGCTTTAAGCTAGTACTCAAAGGATTGGCTAAGAAAGGCAAGACTATCTTGTTTATCGATGAAGCACACATGATTAGCGGTGCGGGCAGTGCAAGTAACTCAGCTAACGACTTGAGCAACATGATGAAGCCTGCACTAAGCAAAGGCACTATCAAAGTTGTAGCAAGTACTACATGGGAAGAGTATCGTAAGCACTTTGAAAAGGATCGTGCATTGATGCGCCGTTTCCAACGTATTACTGTTGACGAGCCAACACAAGAAGTTACTATGCAGATTCTTAAAGGTATTAAAAAATACTACGAAGAACATCATAAAGTTAAAATTAAAGACGAAGCATTACAGGAAGCTATCAAATTGTCTGTCAAGTATCAAGCAGATAAGAAATTACCAGATAAGGCAATTGACTTAATTGACGTTGCATGTTCACGGTTTAATCTAAAAATGCCTGATAGCGAACGTATTGTTAACAGTGAAGGCATACGGTTTGAACTTGCTAAGATGGTTAAAATTCCAGAAGAAGTTGTTGCCGAACAAGAAAGCGAAGGACTTGTTAATTTACAAGATCACCTGTCAAAAGAAGTATACGGTCAAGATACAGCCTTACAAGAAGTTGTGGACAAGATTGTTGTTGCACAAGCTGGATTGAAATCAGAGAACAAACCCATTGGATCATTTGTATTCATGGGCCCAACTGGTACAGGTAAAACTGAAACTGCTAAGGCACTTGCTAAACACATGGGCACTAAACTGTTGCGTTTTGACATGTCAGAGTATCAAGAAAAACATAGCATCTCTAAGCTGATTGGTAGTCCTCCGGGTTATGTTGGCTTTGAAGAAAATGCTGGCTTGTTGATTACACAAATTCAAGAAAACCCTAATGCTGTTCTACTGTTTGATGAAGTTGAAAAATCACATCCAGACGTAAGCACGATATTGTTACAAATGATGGATAACGGTTTTATTACTGGTTCAAATGGTAAACAAGCTGACTGTCGTCAACTTATCCTTATCCTAACAACAAACGCTGGCGCACAGTCTGCTGAAAAGAACGCAATTGGCTTTGGTGCACAGGAAAAAGACTATAGCGATGCAGATTTGAAGAAATTCTTAACACCGGAGTTCCGAAATCGTTTAGATGGTATTATTACATTCAAGAAACTTGGCAAACCAGTTATGGTTAAGATTGTCAACAAGTTCATCGACGAAATGCGTGAGCAGGTTAAAACCAAAGGCATCCGTATTAAAATTAATAACGAAGCAATTGATTGGTTAATTGAAAAAGGCTTCGATGCTAAGATGGGTGCTCGTCCGTTACAACGCACCATTGACAAGGAAATTAAACGTGACCTTGCTCGTATGATATTGTTTGGCGAACTCAAGAACGGCGGATGGTTACATATTAGTGTAGAAGAGGATAAAATTTTGCTTACAGCAAAAATTAAAACTCCAAAACTACCGCTAGTTGTAACTGAAGCTGAGACGGTTACTATAACAGAAAATGAAGTATAAAGAGACACGTAGTTTATTTTTAAGAAAATACCAGTACAAAATAGCACTGGTATGTTCAAGTGCAACTCTGTTCAGGGGAGGCGATATTGATAATGTCGTTATGGAATTGGCAAAAATTGATGTTAAGCACCCTGAACATTTTTCCTATTGGGCCAGTCGAATTAAATCTACCGAAGACTTAGAATACGTGAGATCGTTGTGTCAGGATTTAAAAAAGATTACAGACTACGAGTTACGTGTAGAACAGCCCATTATCAACATTTACACTAACGATATTAAATCAGTTAAGTTATTTGAAAAGAAATACCCTGATACTATTAAGTTTATCAGTAAACCAGCAGAAAATAGTGTATTAACTAGCGATACTATCATCATGAATAAGATGAATTTTGATTATCGCATTACCATGGGCGCAACTAAACAAGAATACAGTACATTTGTGGAATGGGCTGAAAATAATGCTAAAATCAAGCTAACTAAAAGCTGTACACGAGATTTGAACCGTAACAAAAGTTGGGGAGGTACACACTTCTATGTAACGGGCGATAACAACTTACTCATGACTAAGATGCATTTAGGCGGTACTATAAGCAAGGTACAGCGTATTATACACCAGGCCGAAGTATAAAAGACATTTTGTGTATTACGATAAATACTCTAACTGCCCCAGTTAGGGTATTTTTTTGATAAACGGGCCAAAATATGCGTATAAATGAACTTTGCGAAAGCGTTGACTTAGAATTAGGTAAAGAAGCCAAGGACCCAAATGATCCACACGGATTAGGGTTTGATTTAAAGGACGACTTAATATTCTTTATGCATCACGATGATGATGCATATCGCCGTCATACGTTTCCAGCTATATTAAAAATTAAAGACCAATTAGATGCTGGTAAAAAACCAGATTACAAGTTATTTGACAAAGCTGTTAAAGAAGCATACAATAAGTATTGTACTAAATTTCAAATAAGAGAACTACCTTACGAATTAGAACAAGGCATGTTAGATGAAATGTGCCAACATATCTATGAAGAGGAATGTGGAAAAATTAAAGACGGGCATTACAAGGATCAATAAGTGTTACTCAGAGAATTATTTGTTCGAGAAGTTGCTGAGGAAAAGGCGCCAGTACAACTAGGGCGGCCATTCAACCATCCCGAACACTGGGTGATCTTTCACGGTGTAAGCGGCGTCCTTGAAGCACTACAACATTTTGACGAAATCAAAGCAGAGCCCAAACAGTTACGATTCAAGTGGGATGGCAATCCTCAGATCTATTGGGGCAGAGAACAAGCGGGCGGCCCATTAATTTTAGCAGGACATAATGGTTGGGGCAAAGGTGGTCGCAACACTGGCACCACAATGGATGATTTTACTAGTCCAGAAGCTGTTAAGAATTTTATTCTTAACAAAAGCGGGGAAGGTGCAAAGGGACAAGAGATAACTCCTGAGCGCAAACGTTTTGCAGAAGAGTTTGCAAGTTTATATCCTACATTTGACGCGGCCACTCCTAAAGACTTTGTAGGGTTTATATATGCAGATGCTATTTTTATGCCTGCTACTAAACCTAAAGTGGATGAAAGTGGTGTATACAACATGCATCCTAACCCGCATAGTGCTACCGGGTATCATGTTAGCAAAGACAGTGAGTTAGGTAAACGTATAGCAGGTGCAAAACTTATGATTGCGGCTCACGGCACATTTGATACATTTGGAGCCCCGGATGCTGAACAAAAACCTAAAGATGACTTTAGTGATTTTAACGGAACACCCGGATTAATTGTATTAGATCCAATTTATAACGGCACTGCACCGTCTAATGCAAAAAGTGGTGAAGAACTTATTGCTAAGAAAGATGTGGTATCAAAACAAACATGGTTAGAACAGAATGGTCAAAAAATTGATCAATTTGTTGGCAGTGTTTCCCGTACAGACAAGAATGGAATTTTTTATCCATTCTTGAATCAAAAAAATGCGGCTGGTACATTTGAACAAATTAACTCAAAGGTGTTTTTTGATTGGATGGCAGAACCTCAAGCAAATGGTAAACCTCGTGTGTCGTTACCCAAGCAACAAGTAATATATCAACTAGAACAACAAACTGGTGCTTTGGACGAAGTATTTCATGCTATGAAAGTTATTAGAGATATTAAACACGACATATACAAAATAACAAACGATACACACGATGCTGATGTTTGGGCCACAAACAGCGAAGGTTTTGTTCGCTATGCTCAACCGCATCACAAACATGGTAATATGAAAATTGTTGCACCAGGGTGGAAAAATTGAAAGCATATCACTTAACAGAATCTGAACAAGATCAAGCGGCTATTATATTTGGTCGATTTAATCCTCCGCACTTTGGTCACAGAGCCGCGTGGGATATTGCGGCTGAATTTCCTATTTGGTACGTTGGCACAAATCAAAGTACACAGGGTCCTAAAGATCCCCTTCCATTTGATATCAAAATGGAAGCTATGAAAACGTTTATGCCTGAATTAGAAGATCACTTAGTAGCAGAACAAAGTTGGTTTACTCTAGCATCGATGGTTTATAAACAACATGGTGCTGTTACATTGCACATTGTTACAGATGCAAATGATGCAAAAATATTTGTACCTGCACTACAAAAACAAAACGGTTTGGAAGGCCCGCACGGATTTTACAAATTTAACGATATCGTTTGGGCTGAAGCAAAAAGACAAAGCGAAGCAAGCAAGGTTAGACAAGCAGTTAAAGACAATAATCCACAAGACTTTGAAACATATTCAGGAGTATCTGCTAATACAGAAGTAGCAGGACATCCTTATTTCACCTTAGTAAGACATTTTATGATGCCTTACATGCAAGCTGAAATAGATAAAGAAAAGCAAAAAGCCGAAAGAGAAAGACTTAAAGCTGAAAAAGAACAACAAAAAGCAGAGAAGGCCGCTTTGAAACAACAAAAAGCAAAAGGTCCAGCGCAAGAGTTAGCAGAGTCACAGCGTATGAGTGCGCAAGTTAAATTACAACGTGCATGGGAACGCGAGCAAGCTAAATCAACTGCTAGTCGCCAACGTGCTGACCAAGCTAAAGCTGAGTTTGAAAAAGAATGGAAAACCAAGCAAGAAAAAGAAAAACAAAGTGTGGCAGAAGTAAAACAACGTTTAGACCCTAAGTGCTGGAAAGGCAAACACAAAGAAGGTACTAAGATCAAAGGCGGCATCAGAGTTAATAACTGTGTGCCTAATGAAGGACGAATACGTATTGGTCAGGCGCTAGAACAAATTTACGAAGCTAAAGCTCGTGAATCATTAAAGAAATTTGAACAAGATGCAATCCCAGGCATGACTGTATATGACTCTTTAAATAATAGTGATTCGTATGCTTCTTATAGATTCGGAGTAGCACTAGCACCGAGCCCAGAGTTCACTGACATGTCTAAGAAAAGTGCTCTAGCAAATTCTTTTGCTATGATTGATTACACTGATGCAGATGCACAAATTCGCAAAGGCGCTGAAAAAACAATGGGTGTTAAATCAAGTTCCAGTACTTCGGCCAAATCCAAAGAGCTAGAAGATACCAACAAACTAAGCCCAGTTGCCGCAACTAAACGTAATAAATACGGTATATGAAACAATACAGAATTACAAGCCAGGATTTAAATCAAGATAGTCCAGATGACTGCTATCTTGCGCCAGACGATCCTGTACAAGAATTAAAAATACTATCAGGTATGGGCGGACTGGGTGGCAATGCTAGACTGCACGAGTATCGTGCAAGCCAAGGAAGCAATATCAGCGTTACCGGCAACGAAAACGGACGCATACAGCGAGAAAAAAACATACAACCAGGAACTCCAGAATGGTTTAAACTATGGTTCGGTTTACCGTACATGACTGGAGAAAAGAAAAATGAGAGCTAAAGAATTTTTAAAAGAAACCAATAAAACAGGACAAGTACGTAACGGTTTGAAACAAAGCGGCCCTTATGCCAAACGCTACGACGAGCTGGATACATTTTACGATATGTATCGTTTAGGTATTGCTTTAGCAAACGACAAAGCACCTAGTCGTGGTGTGGTGTCAAATAGCCCAACAGTTTGGGTTCGTAATGATGAAGAAGCTGAAATGCTGACAAATGCAGAACGTACCATGGGAATTAAAGGAACTGTAGTAGTGCCGCAAGGCGACAGTGACGAATACCCTGATACTAACGATACAAGTCCCGTAGCAAGTATCAAGCGCAATAGGTACGGTGTATAATGCGAGCTAAAGAATTTATTAGCGAAACTGCTAGTGCAGGTGCTACTAGCTCAGGAAGCATAGCGACCGTAGTAAATCCCAACATTGCAGGTGGTGTAAACAACGCCAAACCACCTAAAATTATGCAGAAAAAGCATAAAAACGGCACTGCCGTTAATGCCTTAGATATGATGGGAGTCAGCCTATTTGGCGGCGAAACCATTAAAAGATAAATATTACAAGTTAACGGAGTCCTCAAATGGCCAAACAAGATCTATATAAAACAGCTCAACAAAGTACTAAACTTTTCAAATTAATCCAAGATGAAAATCTATTAGAAAGTTGGGTTAAAAACAAAATTATCAGTGCCGCAGAAGATATTTCTACGGTATATCAGTATTTGAACTACGAAAAACAGTTCAAAGAATACAGTCAAATGATTGCTGAAAGTACAAACCTAAGCGAGGGCAAACGTGCTTTGTTAACTAGCAAACTTGCAGAAGCTAAAGAAAAAGTTAAAGAGCTTAAGAAAAAAGCCGCCAAAGAAAAGTCCGAAAAAATGGACGAAGATAAAGACGAAATGAAAGTTGGCGATACAAAGAAAACACGCACAGGTGAATTGACAAAGACTAGCACAGGTGTTGTACATAAGAACACTAGCTACCATGATGACGGTGATGAAATTGCTTCAAACGCTAAATCAGGTAAAGGTGTTAAGAGCCATGCTAAAGCGCAGTCAGCCGCTGAGAAGAAAGAACAAGCTCCAAAATTAAAACAAAGTCCTAAGAGTGCTAAGACATGGGGCATGAAAGACAACGAGAAATTTGACAACCGTGATAAAGAAGTTGATGAAGGTTCATACTTAGGTAAGAAATTAACTGCTGAAGCTAAGATGTGCCCAATTTGCAAGAAAGATCCTTGCAAGTGCGGTAAAGGTAATACTAAAAAGAAAACTGTTAAAGAAGCTGACTTAGGTAAGCACAACAACGGTAAGACAACTGGATTCAAAGCAGTTGCTAAAGCCGCTGGTGGTGGTGAGAAAGGTAAAAAAATTGCTGGCGCACAACTAGCTAAAATGAAAGCATCTGGTAAAATTAAAGAAGCTATTGCTCGTGCTAAAGATGTATTAGAAGGCAAAGGCAAGAAAGGCGACGGTAACTTAGCTAATAATGCTAAACCTTACGACAAAGTAACACGCGGTGATGTTATCGCTGGACGTCTTGGTAAAGACGAAAAAGGCGGCAAGAAAGAAGTTGTTAAGGAATCTACAGAGCTAGATCGCATGAAAACTATCATGCATCGTTTAAACGGATAATACTATGGACATGAAGAAAATTCTTCAGGCCTTAGATAGTACCGCAAGTAAACCAGTAGAAGGGTCTGACAACATGAAGCAATTTCTGTCCATAGTGACAGAAGGTGCCAATCCGCATAAAGTTACATTGCCTGTTCAAATGGCCATGCAACATTATGCGGAGCCAGTTGTTGCTCAGCCAAAAACAATTAAAGAAGTTAAAAAGACAGCAATGTCCAGCATGTTGTATCAATACTATACAAATGCAGAACATCGATTAGCCGAAGAAGATAACACCAAAAAAGAAATTATTAGTGAACAAGCTAGACGTATTGCAGATCGTATTCTTAAAAGAAAAGAAGAGAAACCCGTGGCGGAATCATTCAATCCCGAATATGATGACGAAGCTGGTATGGCTCAGGGCAGTTTGCATACATTGAAGCGAGCAGTAGACGGGTTAATGAACACCATTGAAGATAAAGAAAATCTTCCAGAATGGTGTCAAGAAAAAATTTCCCTAGCTGAAGATTATCTTGTTACTGTTTGGGATTATTTACAAAGCGAAGAAGCACAAGGTATGCAGGAAGGTCGACGTAATTACGATGACAACCGCACAGGTTTTGGTCGGCGCGAACGTGAAGATGACGAGTATCATGTTCCAGATCCTGTAGACAATCGAATAGCATATAAAGTTATTGCCACTGTAACTACACAAGATGGCGGTGAAGAAAAGAAAGGTGTCACAGTAAAAACTACCGGCGGTCCAAAACATGCTGAAACAGTTGCTACAAAACATTTAGAAAATGCTGGTTTACAAGTAACTGGCATTGTTAGTGTACACGATACGGGCCCGGTGTAAAATATGGATGAATTAGTCAAAGCAATGAAGATAGCGTTTGCTAGTGAGAATGTCTACTATGTTAAGGCATCATCATTCCATTGGAATATAGAAGGACACAATTTTCCTCAATATCATACTTTACTAGATACCATCTATACGGAAGTATACAATGCACGTGACGGGTTTGCTGAAAATATTCGTAAACTAGGTTCATACGCACTTGGTAGCAATAGTTCATATATCAAATACAGCGCAATACAAGAAAGTAATGAAGTACCAGAGCCACAAGCTATGCTTGCCGAACTACTAGCAGATAGTGAAAAAATTGCTAATTTTTTAAAAATTGTATTCGATCTTGCAGAGCAAAACGGCGAGCACGGGCTAAGTAATTTTATAGCTGATCGACAAGATGCACATAAAAAACATGCATGGATGTTGCGTAGTACATTAAAGACAACAGGAATATAATATTATGGATTTAAGAACACTTCTTAATAAGCTAGACAAGCTAGATAGTCATCAGGTGTTGATGGAAAGCAATACTATTCGTGAAGAAATACTTTCAGCAGAATTGCAATTGTTAAAAGAAGCATACTCTGCGTTAATGGAACGAGCTCTTAAGAGAGAACTTGATGCATTACGTAATGTTAAAGATGTAGAACTACGCAAAAGCAAGTTAGCCGCACTAGCATCAAAGAACGGTTACCCTGGAATATTTGATCCAGTTACTGGTAAGTGGGTCGATAACGAAGGAAATTTTGCTTGGTTTGGGCCTTATCAAGCAGAAGTTGAAAAGATGATGGACGATGGGCTTGTTCCTCCTGAAGCACAAACTAGTGCATTCTGGGGATTAATGGGCAAAGATAAAGCTGAAGCAATAAAAATAAGTACTGCAAATGCCAGTAGATTTGAAATGATTGACGGTGCAGACGAAATTATAGATAAAGCAAATCAAAGTAAGCCAGCAATGGATGAATCTTTTGCCAAAGGATCGTTAGCACGAGCATTAACAGAAGATTTTGGTTATTCATCTAACTATCTCATAGAAGCTATTAGTACTACTGAGCATTTAAAATTAAAAGCATACATTGAAAAACTTAATAATCCTGAATATAAAGACGATGGTGAAGTTCAAAAAGTAATTTTTAAATATCAAGAATATGTAAAATATCGCGATTTACTAATTGCTAAGATTAAAGAAGCATTAGCACGATTCACAGCTAAAAAGGCGCCGGCGCCAAAAGCGGCTGAAGCTGGGGCAAGCACGTTTAGTACTAATCCACTGGATTATAAAGGGGATGCCGCAACCACAGTTAACTATGGTGCATTTGGAGAACCTAAACTTAATGAATCTCGCGGTGCGCTAAAAGAAGAATTCTACATTGTTCCCCATAAAGATAATACATCAAGCGTTGTGCATTTTTATTTAGACGAAAGTGGCAATGTAGTTGGATACGTTGTTACTGAAGATATCGAGGCATTAGGGCGTGGCGCATTAGATGGTTTAACGTTTGGATGGGGCGATAATGCTGTTGCAGGGATTATTTCCATGTACAAAGGCACTCCTTACGGTGCAGAACTAATTAAACAAATTAAAGCATCCGAAGAAGCAAAATCTCGTGCGCCAGTTTGGTATTACGGTGGAATGATTGCTGGTGGTGCTGGCTGGGGTGGAACCAGTTTAGCCGGCAACTTGGCGGCCGCTGGCGTAAACGTGGCTAGTGATTTTGTTAGAACTCCTGTAAATGATAAAATTAAACAACAGTATAAAGATGATCAAGCAAAAAAACTTAAAAAAGTTCAAGGAACTGTTGGTGCAGAACCAACAGGTGTGCCTGATGCTAACACTGTTAATGCTGTAAAAACAAAGGCCGCACCAGTTACAGCAAAAGTTAATACACCAGCACCTACAGGTGAAATGGGAGAAGTCTTTACAGCGTTTGGTGCTAAAGACATGAATGGTCTTTTTGTTAAATTAAAAAGCCAAGGTGTGAAAACTATTGACCAATTAGGTGATGCTATTGGAAAAGCTCTAAAGATCGAACCAATGACTGTGGTAAAGCCAGGCGGTGCACCTGTTGCAGAATCAATAACTTATTCTAGCATGAGCGAAAGCGAGCGCATGGCTTATTTGCGTAATCGTCTAAGCAACATAGAACAGACTGAACAGTTAGATGAAGCTATTCCTGGATTGGGTTGGCTATTTGGCAAAATACTTGGTACCGGTGGAACGGCCGTTATTAAAGGGTTAGCAGGAATTGAAAAAGTTTTTGGTAAAGGCGTTAAAGAAATAGCACTACCTGGTGCAGGCGCGGCTAAACAAATTTGGAGATTAGAAACTACTGGAGTAAACGCTGGTAAATGGTCCGCTGTTGTAACTAGAAACCGTGTTCGTACTAGAGTATTTAAAACTGCTGACGAAATAGCCGATGATCTAAAGAATGCATTACACAGTGGGTTTGTACCAAAAGCTAGACCAGGTCAACCTACATTACCTGCGGCTCCTCCATCCGGATGGATAAATCCTGGATCACAAGTTGCAAGTGCTGAATTAAATGGTGTGAAATACATAAAAGATGCAGACGGTAAGTGGTACATGAAAAATTCCTCTACAGGAGTCCACGTACCAGTAGTTGACAGAGCTGTGTTACAATCATTAGAGCAGGGTGCTATAAGAACAGGTATGCTAGGTCAATTAGCCGCAAAATATCCAAGACTTGCGGCTGGATTTAAAGGTGTTGGTTCAATACTTAAATTTGGTTGGAATAACAAGTGGTGGATTGCGTTGGCCGCTATTATTGCGGCTGGATATTGGGCATGGTCAAACAGACCAGAAGAACCACCTGTGCCACCTGAACTACCACCGGGAGCTGATGCAGAAGCAGAACCAGGCGGATTACCTCTTGCACCAGGTGGGTTAGAAGGTGGAATACCACCAAACGCAGACGGCACATGTAAAGACGGCTATACTCTTGATCCTGTTAAAAAACTATGTATGCCTGGAATACCACCAAACGCAGACGGCACATGTAAAGACGGCTATACTCTTGATCCTGTTAAAAAACTATGTATGCCTGATAAGAAAAATAACAAGGAACCTGGTGAGCAAGATGGTAAAAAAGTATCTCCGGAAGTGCAACAATCAGCTGACAATCTTCGAAAATTGTTGCAACAATTAAAAGACATGTATCCAGCAGATAAAGAAACTAGAGACATTGAGGCTGAAGTTGAGGATGCATTGAAAGGTATTCCTGTTAGATCAAGTGCGCAAGAAGTCAATCCAACATCTACACCAAATAATCGCTATAATTTCTAATTAAATGGCAATCTTTTTCGTCTAAAAGATTGCTATTGTTAGATAACTAGTATATAATTAGGCTATAGTTAAGGAGACTTACATGTCAGGACGTTCATACGGTGCAGAAGAAAAGGCAAAATTGGAAAGATTAATCAGTGAAGGCAGTACAGTACTACGCGAAATTGAAGATTTATCAGAAGGCTTAAAAGAAACAGTTAAGGCAGTAGCAGAAGAACTAAATGTAAAACCCAGCGTTATTAATCGTGCAATTAAAATTGCACATAAAGGCGATTGGACTAGTCACAATGAAGATTGGGCAGAGATTGAAGCTATTTTAGATATTACAAAACGTATCTAATAAGTATATAACGAAAGGCAGGCGGGCCATAATCCGCATATAGGTATTTGCAAGCCGTAAATTGCATATGGAGAATAAATGAGCTATGTAGACGCATGGTTTGACCGTAATAACGATGTTATTAAAGTTGTCGAACGCAACAAAAAAGGTGAAAGGGAATTCAGAGACATTCCTGTACGCCACACATTTTACTATAAAGACGCCCGTGGGAAGTATCTTTCAATTTACGGTGACGCTCTAAGCAAAGTTGTAGTTAAGAGTACTAAAGAACTACGCAAAGAACAAGCAATCAATTCAGGTAAACAATTATTTGAATCTGATATTAATCCAATATTTGTCACATTAAGCGAAAATTATCTTAATGCGGACGCTCCAAAACTAAACGTAGCGTTTTTCGATATTGAAGTGGACTTTGATCCAGAAAGAGGCTATAGCACACCAGACGATGCGTTCATGCCTATTACTGCTATCGCTGTTCACTTACAATGGATGGAAACTATGGTTTGTCTAGCAGTTCCTCCTAAGACACTAACTATGGAAGAAGCTACCGCTATGGTTGAAGAGTTTCCAAATACTATGCTGTTTAAAACAGAAGCAGAAATGTTGGATGTATTTTTAGATTTGATTAAAGAAGCAGACATATTAACTGGTTGGAATTCAGAAGGTTATGATATTCCTTATACTGTCAACCGCGTTACTAAGGTACTGAGTAAGGACGATACTAGACGGTTCTGTTTGTTTGATCAATATCCTAAACGCAGAGAATATGAAAAGTTTGGGCGGCAATCAGTTACATATGATCTAGTGGGTCGTGTACACCTGGACAGTCTTGAACTGTATCGTAAGTACACTTATGAAGAACGCCATAGTTATCGATTGGATGCTATTGCAGAATATGAGTTGGGCGAACGTAAAACACAATACGAAGGCACACTGGATCAACTTTATAATCATGATTTTAAAAAGTTCATTGAATATAACAGACAAGACTGTGCGCTTCTTGATCGCCTAGACAAGAAGCTTAAATTCCTTGACCTTGCTAACACACTGGCACATGAAAATACTGTGCTACTGCAAACTACTATGGGTGCCGTGGCTGTAACTGAGCAGGCTATTATTAACGAAGCACATAGACGTAATATGCAAGTACCTAATCGTACTAAAATGGACGACCGTGAAGAAAATACTGCGGCGGCTGGTGCGTATGTTGCATATCCTAAAGAAGGCATTCACGACTGGATTGGTTCATTAGACATTAACAGTCTATATCCTAGTGCCATTCGTGCGCTTAACATGGGCCCAGAAACTATTATTGGTCAGTTACGTCAGACAATGACACAAGAGTATATCGATAATAAGATGGCAAAAGGTTCTAGTTTTGCGGCAAGCTGGGAAGGTATCTTTGGATCACTAGAATATACTGCTGTGATGAATCAAGAGATTGGCACAGACATTACTATCGACTGGGAGAATGGCCAGACTGATGTTATTAGTGCGGCCGAAGTTTATAAGTTAATATTTGACAGTCATCAGCCCTGGGTACTAAGTGCTAACGGTACTATCTTTACTTACGAAAAGGAAGGTATTATTCCCGGCTTGTTAAAGCGTTGGTATGCTGAACGTAAAGAGATGCAGGCCAAACTCAAAGACTGTATTAAGACTGGCAACAAAATTGAAGAAGAGTATTGGGACAAACGACAGTTGGTCAAGAAGATTAATCTAAACAGTTTGTATGGTGCTATTTTGAATCCTGGTTGTAGATTCTTTGACAAACGTATCGGACAGTCAACTACACTAACAGGTCGTCAGATTGTTAAACACATGGCGGCCAAAGTAAATGAAATTGTTGCCGGAGACTATGACTATCGCGGTAAAGCTATTATCTATGGCGATACAGACTCATGTTATTTTTCAGCATATAAGACATTACAACAAGATATTGATGCTGGTAATATTGAATGGACTAAAGAAAATGTGATTGCACTATATGATAATATTGGCGAGGAAGTTAATACAACCTTTCCGCAGTTTATGTTGGATACATTTCACGTGCCAAAGACCCGTGGTGAAGTTATTAAAGCGGGTCGTGAGATTGTAGGTAGTAAGAGTTTGTTTATTACTAAAAAGCGTTATGCCGTGCTGTACTATGACAAAGAAGGCAAACGGGCAGACGTAGATGGTAAACCTGGTAAGATCAAGGCCATGGGCTTGGATTTGAAGCGTAGTGATACGCCGGAATTTATTCAGAACTTTTTAAGTGATGTACTTGAAAAGGTCTTAACAGGAGCCACCGAAACTGATGTATTGGCACACATAAGCGAATTTAGATTGAGATTTAAGAGTCGGCCGGGTTGGGAAAAAGGTAGTCCAAAACGTGCTAACAAAGTTACTGAATATCAAGCTAAAGAAGCAAAAGCTGGTAAGGCTAATATGCCAGGGCATGTCCGTGCTAGTATTAATTGGAATACATTGAAGCGTATGTTTGGCGACAAGTATAGCATGAATATCACAGACGGACAAAAAGTAATTGTTTGCAAACTAAAACAAAATCCTATGGGCTTTACATCGGTAGCATATCCTGTAGATGAGTTACGTTTGCCACAATGGTTTAAGGACATGCCGTTTGATCATGAAGAAATGGAACAGACTATTATTGATAACAAATTAGATAACCTAATCGGAGTATTGAAATGGGACGTTCGCAGTACTGAAGAAAAGAACACTTTTAATTCACTATTTGAGTTTTAATATGAAAATTATAATTGCAGGGTACGGATTTGTTGGTAAGGCAGTGGCTAGTGTGTTACAAACTAAACACGAACTGGTCATTGTTGATCCAAAATATAACGATAATAAAATTACAGACCATATAGATGCAGATGGCATTATCATTTGTGTGTCTACTCCTACTACTGAAAATGGCATTTGCGATGTAAACAATATTGCCAATGTAATAGATCACGTTCCATTTTTTATGCCTGTAATGATCAAGAGTACATTAACTCCTCCTAATGTACAAGGATTTAAAGAAATATACGAAAATCATAGTATTGTATACAGCCCAGAATTTTTAAGAGCCGGTACTGCCAATACAGATTTTGCCAATCAAAAATATATTATCATAGGCGGCGAAGATCCAGAAGGATTTTGGCACGAACTATTCACTACTACATTGCCTAATTGTAAAATGGTTTTTCAATGCAGTGAGGAAGAAGCATGTATGATCAAATACACTGTGAATTGTTTTCTTGCTCTTAAAGCCAGTTACTTTAATCAAATAGCAGATATTTGTGATAACAATAAAATGGACTATGATATAGTAAGACACATTGTAAGTCAAGATACTAGGATTGGTGCAGGACATACATTAGTGCCGGGCCCAGATGGACAGCGAGGATGGGGAGGTGCATGTTTCCCCAAAGACACTGAAGCATTTTTACAATGGACTAAAACTATTGAGATGCCAGCAACATTGGTGGAATCATCTATCCAATACAACACTAAAGTAAGAAAAAACTCTTGACTTTAAACAAAAACCTAAATATAATACACATAAGGAGATTCATATGAAAGATATTTTACAGGACTTAGTAGCACATACGCATAGTCTAGGATTTTTACTGCTAGTTAAAATTTCTAGCACAGACGCAGAAACAGTTATTGAAGGCATGGCAGAAGACCGTAGTGTTATTTTGCAAGCCAAAACAAACAAGCCAGTTAGCAATTTTGAAGGCACATTTGGTATGCCTAACTTGAACAAGTTAGATTTGCATTTGAAGTGCCCAGAATACAAAGAAGGCGCAAGTATTGAAGTAGTTACACAACAACGTAACGGCGAAGATATTCCAACAGGACTACATTTTGAAAATGCATTTGGCGACTTTAAAAACGACTATCGTTTTATGAACGCAGAAATTATTAATGAACAAATGAAAACTGTCAAGTTCAAAGGCGCACAGTGGAACATTGAATTTGAACCTACAGTGGCCAGTATTCAGAAATTGAAATATCAAGCGGCCGCACACACTGAAGAAACTACATTCCAAGTAACAACTAAAGATGATAACTTGATTTTTAGTTTTGGTGATGCAACAACACATGCTGGTAGTTTTGTATTCCAAGCAGGTGTAACAGGTAAGTTAAAACAAACGTGGGCATGGCCAGTTAGCCAGTTGCAAAGTATTTTGAATTTAACTGGTGACAAGATGGTTCGTATTAGTGATGCAGGTGCATTACAAATTACTGTAGACAGCGGACTTGCTGAATACAATTACATTCTTCCAGCACAAGCTAAATGAACCAAGTAGATCCAAAAATACTCGAATTAGAAAGACAGATACAGTTCTTAAAGGAACAAGTTATTCGTCTTTCTAAAATGTGTGAGTACTTAGATCGTGAACGGGTCCGTTCAAAAAATGACATAGGTCAAATCGTACAAGAAGTACGGGCAAGGAGAGGATAATGTTTTTACAAGAATGGGTTAAATCGCATCTTAGCCAACTAGAAATGGTTGGAGTTATTATGCGTATTATTAGTTTTAGTTTAGTATCATGGTTAGGTCCAGCAAGTCCGTTTATGTTTGTATGGGTCTTTAATACTATCGATGCTGTACTATTAACATACTGTGCAACAATTAGAAAAGATCCAGCTTATACGTTATTAAACGGTTTTTGGATTATTGTAGGGCTGGTAGGTATTGCTAGGGCAGGTGGATTACTTTAATGAATAAGAACTTAACAGCGGCACAGAATGACTATGCTTACTTCTTGCCAGCAACAAGTGGTTTCTATAGTACATATATAGGCAAACAACGCTACAGTAACTATGTAGATCCTGCTCGTATACCTAAGAGCTTTGGCCCTATGGGTATTGAAGCAATGAACTATTTGAATCCCAATGCGGCATTTTACTTTGACCATTGTTTGTATTCAGCTGGACATGCTAACTTAGATTTGAATAAACCCGATCCTAGTGAAGATATGTTTCGTAACAGAGACCGTAGCACCAGTTGGGTGTTAGGTGACTCGGGTGGCTTCCAGATTGGTAAAGGTGTTTGGGAAGGCGAATGGAATGATCCAAACGGCCCAGTAGTTGCACAGCGTATGGCGGAAGCAGTTGCTAAGGGTATTGAACTAGTTCCACAAGTACATCCTACGGGTCATCCTAAGACTGATAAGAATGGCAATCCAAAGTATACTAAGATCGATCACGTTAAGTTGTATCAAGATAAACTAGATGCGGCACAGAAAAAACGTGAACAAGTATTAACTTGGATGGATGCATTAATGGATTACGGTATGGTGCTGGATATTCCAGCATGGGTTGGTCGTAGTCCCGTGGGTGCTAAGAATAGTGGTGTTGGTAATTATCCACAGGCGGTTGCGGCTACCAAATACAATAACGAATACTTTATCAAACATCGCACAGGTGCTTGTAAATTCTTAAATGTACTACAAGGCGAGAATCACGCACAAGCAGAAGATTGGTATCAGCAAATGAAAGACTTTTGTGATCCAACAAAATATGAACGTCCGTTCAACGGTTGGGCCATGGGTGGTCAGAATATGTGTGATGTGGATTTAGTATTACGTAGATTAGTGGCATTGAAGTTCGATGGACTCCTTGAAAAGGGTCATCAAGACTGGATGCACTTCCTAGGCACCTCTAAATTAGAGTGGGCATTGTTATTAACTGACATACAACGAGCTATAAGGAAATATCATAATGAAAACTTTACCATCTCTTTTGACTGCGCCTCACCGTTCCTTGCCACAGCAAACGGTCAAATCTATGTCCAAACAGAAATCAAAGACAGAGAAAAATGGCTCTACAGAATGTTGCCGTCTCTTGATGACAAAAAGTACAGCCAGGATACAAGACTCTTCCAAGACGTAGTAGTACAAGATAAACACTTTACTAGTTTTACCACAAGTCCATTAATGGACGGTGTCGAAGTTAAAGACATTTGTATCTACGGTCCAAATGATCAAAATAAAATTGGTAAAGTTGGTAAGACCAGCTGGGATAGTTTTACATACGCAATTATGATGGGCCATAATGTGTGGTTGCATTTGAACAGCGTACAAGAAGCTAACCGCCAGTATGATGCTGGCTTGTGCCCAAGTATGCTGGTAGATGAAAGATTCAATCGTACATATTTTAAAGATGTAGTTGATGCTATCTTTAGTACAGACGACAGGGCCATTGCTGAAGAGATTATCGAAGCATATAGTAAATTTTGGATGGCTATTCCAGGCACACGTGGCGCAATTGGTAAGAAAACAGTTAACGCTAGTACCATGTTTGCCAACTTGTTTGACGAAGTGGGCTCAAATAATGTACAATTAGAAGAAGAAGTAGATTTTGACGAATCTGCAATTGACAAACTAGACGATTTAGAAGCAAGCGTCCATGACATTACCTGATGAAAGATATCGAGCAGTTGTTCAGACTCAAAAGTTTTTACTTGAGATTTTGAATACTCCTCGAGTTCCAAAAGCAATCAAAGATCAAGCAAGAAGTTGTTTGCGTCATTATCCTAGCGACTGGGACATGAAACGTGCGGCTGACGGTGCACCAGATGTATTTCAAGAACGTATGGAAGATGTAACTAGAATGTTTAAATCCTACGAGGAAAAGAAAAATGAGCAAGCGTAGTCTAGTAATTGGCATGGGTATTGGTAACTTGTACAAAGATGTACTGACAAAACTTGGCCACAAGGTAGTCACAGTTGACAAGGACACTAGCAAAGGTGCTGATTTTGAATCAGTAGATTCAGCTTTGGTAGTACACGGCTTATTTGATACTGTACATATCTGTACTCCCAACTTTACACACTTTGAAATTGCGGCCAGAGTTGCTCCGCACAGTAAAATTGTGTTTATTGAAAAGCCCGGTGTTGCTACAAGTGATACATGGTCTAAACTTGTAACTACATTTAAACAAACACGTTTCATAATGGTTAAAAACAATATGTGGCGTGACAACATAGCTGAATTAACTGAACTAGCAGGCCGGGCTAAAACTGTAAAAATACGTTGGATTAGAAAGAATTGTATTCCTAGTCCAGGCAGTTGGTTCACAACTAAAAAATTAGCATTTGGTGGAGTTAGCAGAGACTTAATGCCACACTTGTTGAGTTTATATGTGGCCATGAATCCTGATTGGAAACATGAAAAAATGTCTGGTCAAACTGCCATGCAATGTTGGGAATTAAAAGATATTGAAAACACAGAGTATGGCACTGTTGATCCCAATGGCACTTACAATGTTGACGACATGTGTGTAATCAACTTTGGTAACAAATGGCGACTTGCGGCCAATTGGCGTAGTCAGGATGAAGAAGATAGTTCTATAGTGTTTGTCATGCCAGACAATGCAATAGAACGATTTGAATTAGGGTGGTGCCCAGAAGAAGCATATCATAATATGATTGTGGATGCTATTACTAACATGGATAATTCTGATTTTTGGTTACAGCAATATGCTGTTGATACATGGATACATGAGAGAATAGAAAAACTATGACACGCTGTTTACAAACAACAGGGCACGGCTTCTTTGAAGAAGTAGAGTACGACAAACCGGAACCTACTTCAGATCAAATTGAAGTACGAGCCGTAATGACTGGTGTATGTCGCAGTGACATCGATATGATGATGGGAAACTTTGGACCATTGCCACTCAGTATGCAAGGGCATGAAGGATTGGGACAAGTCACACGAGTTGGTTCATTAGTTACCGGTGTTAAAGAAGGCGACTATGTTGCTACACGTGGTGAACCTGCGTATGCGGATTATTACAATGTACGAGATGAGGAATTTGTAGTGGTACCAGAAGCACATCCTCGCTATATACTAGAACCGGTAGCATGTGGTATTAACTGTATTGTTGACGATTTTAAAAATAGAGCCAATACTAAAACTATTATCTTAGGTAGTGGTTTTCTAGCGTGGGTAGTTTATAACGCATTAAAGCTGTATTTTCCTAGAATGGAAATCGACATACTAGGCTCTAGTAATCAAGAGCTGTGGGGCGATAAACTGTTGCTTGGTACTAGTGAAAGCTATGATAATGTTATTGACTTGAGTGGAAAATATGATTTAGGTACAGACATTGGCCTAAATAATAATGCCTTAATTGTAGATGCTGTGGGTAAAGCAGTAAGTAGAGAAGAAGCACAGGCACAACTTTGGAAAGCCTGTGCTACTGTTAAACCAAGTCCAAGAACACCAAAATTTATTGATGCCATGATCCGAGCACGTTATATGATTGAAAACGGTGAACTAGAGGTTGATAGTTTTTGGACTCAGTGTTATAATCGTAACACTGAATGGCAACAAGCATTTGCGGATGGTGTGGATCGTCCAAATGGTTACAGCAGAGGTTATATTAAATGGGACTAAACACTGAAGAACGGCAAGGTGTTGTTTATTTTACAGGTTACGAAGTCGAGCATACTATCTGTCACGGTATGTTTACATTGTTTGTTGTAGGCACACCGCCTATTGAAGAAATTCTTACAAAAGCTAAAGAAGCTGGTGTAAAACATATCTACTTTGGCACTAGTCAAAGTTTTAATCCAACGGCAATCAGCCACGAAGAATATCGAGCATGGGATAATGTTATTATTCCTTGCTTAAAGAAAGATTATTGGGTGACTCTTGATTTTGACAGCAGTCACAACGAAGGTGTACTTGAATCTGGATACAGTGAATATCCCCGATTTGTACCAATGATTAGTGTTAAGTTACCTTACATCAATCAACACAACTACAATGCCACACTCAAACTGGATGACCGAACTTGGGGTGCTACCAATCCAGGTGTGTGGACACATCAACTACATGACCTAATGAGTAAAGACAAGTACACTCATTGGGATCAATACACACAAGACACAACTTTATGAAACCCAAGATTAAAACATTAAAAATTGCCGAACAATTGATCGGACAAACTTTGCCTCCTACATACGGCGGTGCTAGTGGAAGAGGTTTAGAATTGTTAATGATTTCTTTGGGAATTCCGTTACAAAACGGATCAGGTGCTGATTGGAAACTGTTTGGACTAGAAGTTAAGTCTCGCAACCTTGAAGCAACAAGTCCACAAACTATTGGAACTATACTTCCAGAAAATATGGTGGTAACAGATTGGACAAACAGTTTGGTAGCTGAAAAATTTCAACAACAGTTCAGAGTACACACAAGAAACAATGTAATTGTATCAGCCAGAGTGTATGATTTTTCACCAAAGTTCATACAAGATAAACTAAGTAAAGCGTGGAATATACTCAAAGATTGCGTAGAACTAGAACTAGTTGCTCAGGCAAATGATCCAACTCATGAATTACCATTGTATATTCCTGGCACACGCTATGGTTATTTAGAAAGACAAGAAAATATACGTTCCTATCATTTTAGAATGTCCTCTACAGCTATGGAAGAACTAGAAGGCATGGCATTGTCAACCCTTAGCTCACTTTTTGAAGAAACAACAGTATGATTATTAAACAAGACATTAGACCTAACAAAATGATTTGGGTTACCTTTCGTAAGGAAGGCATACATAAATACCCGGCGGCGCTGACTGATCCAGCGTTGGCTACAGGAGATGAATATGACGTATCGTTTTTGGGTTACCCTCATCGCCACATCTTTCATTTCAGGGTGTGGATCAATGTGCTCCACAATGATAGAGACATCGAGTTTATCCAGTTCAAACGATGGCTTGAATCGCTGTATAATGGTCAAGGTTCCGTTTTGAGCCTTGACTACAAGAGTTGTGAGATGATGTCAGACGATCTGTTTGACGTTATTTCCAATAAGTATCCAGGTCGCGAGATCTGGATTGAAATCTCCGAAGACGGAGAAAATGGTTCGTTTATCAAATA